GTAGGAGTAGGAGTAATTGTTGGTGTTGGTGTAGGAGGTACTGGTGTAGGAGTAATTGTTGGTGTTGAAGTAGGAGTAGGAGTAATTGTTGGTGTTGAAGTAGGAGTAGGAGTAATTGTTGGTGTTGGTGTAGGAGGTACTGGTGTAGGAGTAATTGTTGGTGTTGAAGTAGGAGTAGGAGTAATTGTTGGTGTTGGTGTAGGAGGTACTGGTGTAGGAGTAATTGTTGGTGTTGAAGTAGGAGTAGGAGTAATTGTTGGTGTTGAAGTAGGAGTAGGAGTAATTGTTGGTGTTGAAGTAGGAGTAGGAGTTATTGTTGGTGTTGAAGTAGGAGTAGGAGTTATTGTTGGTGTAGGAGTTGGTGTTGACAACGTAGAAACACATAAAGTACAATCACTATAACTTTGTGTTGATTGATTAGTAGATGATGTAGGTGTAGCACTATTTAAATAATAGCAAACACCATTAAATTTATAACTAATAGTTCCAACTCCTAAAGGATATCTTGGTGTGGAAAACCTCAAAATTATATCAGATTGAACTCCTTGACAATCTTTAGCAACATAAAAAAAAGGTCCTTTTGGATATCCTCTAAACTGCTCTGAACCTGAAACATCTGTGGGTGGGTCTGTAACGTTAGCTGCATATGTAGGATCAAAATAATAATATACAGACTCTGCTATTAATCCTTGGAAATCTGCTACAGATGAGACTGCTCCTCCATGAGATTCAATAGCACCTTGGATGGTGGTACTATCTCCTAAACCAAACATATCGAAATCACCTGACGTAGGTACTGCCACTACTTACCTATTTTTGATTCTAAACAATCAATTCTATTGTTAAGTTCAACTATAGCATTATGCATATATGCCAAAATAGGTCTATCCCTCATTGTTAGATACCCTTCCGTATTAGTAGTTACCGTATAAGGAATTGCTTCACAAACTTCTTGAGCAATAAATCCTGCATCTTCATAGCCTCCCTTAATATATGCATATGACTTAAACTTCTTCAACACATCTATACTACATTTTAACTCTTTTATATCCGACTTTAATCTTATATCAGAAGTAGTAATAAAGTTATCAGCAGTAACACAATTAGTTACACATACACCTCCTGCTCCTGTTGCACATAAAGTTCCTGTAGAATCATTATATGTTAAAGTAGACTCTCCATTTATAGTATTCGCAGTTCCAGTTGCTGTTATAACATAATTATCGGTATTATTATTTATAGTTACTCCCCCTCCCGTTGAATTTAAAGTTATAGTATTATTAGAAGATTGATTAAGACTAAAAGAACCTCCCCCACTCAATCCTGTTCCTGCTTCAATACATATTGTGCAATTATTAACGGTAGGACTTGATATTGTAAATGTATTAGTAGTACAATTCAAACTTACAGTAGTACATCCTCCCCCAATAATAGAAACAGTTTCATTGCAATCTATTTGGGTGCAAGTAGCACCGCTATCATCAGAAGCATTCCAAAAATAACCTCCACCTGCAACACAATTGGTAGTTAATCCTGTAACGTGACCAAAAGAATCTAAAGTAACACTATCTATAAAATAATTTGGTGTAGCAGTAATACTACTCGCAGCAGACACAGAACCATGACATATTGTAAGAGTTTTGGATGGAGCATCCATAGACATATCTATAACACTACCTTCAGAGAAATTAAAAGTATCTCCACCTGCTATTTCAGCACAAGTTCCTCCCTCATTTGCATACCATTTTGAGGATCCAGATATGGCATTTTGAATAATGGTGCTACTATTAAAAGTATTTATAAGTAGATTTTGGTCAATAGTAGTATTACTATTTAAAGTAATACTTTGAGTAGTAAGATTAATATTGGTAGGATTACCGTTTGGTGCAATAAAATCTACTACAAATACATATTCCTCATCTATCTTATTTATAGGAAGATTATCCAAAGGTACTAAAACACAAAATTCATTTGGACTATTATTAGTTGTAGAATCAGGTTCTAACTTTATAGCAGAAAAATCCCACTTTCCTGTTTCTAATACAATATAAAGTTTTACTTTATCTGAATCTGTATCGGCTGTAAATGAAAACTTTAAGTTCTTTTGAGTCTGTCCGTTTCCTCCCTCTATGGTATCAATAAGAGTACCAAATTGATTTGATGTTTCTCCTCCCTCTCTTATAGCAGGACCACTTATGAATAATTTAGCAATAGGTTGTTTTCCTGTACTATCTCTTTCTGAATAAGCATTCAAAGATATAGTGTATTTAGTATCTGCTTTTGCAGAACCTAAATATTGGTCTTTAACTGAGATAGCTACTACATTAGTTTCTGATATAGGAGAATCCAATGTAAAAGCATTACTTAATTTTGAACCCCTTTGAGTTGGGGATGGGGTAGAACCAACTACCTCGTCATAGGTATAGTTATCAAAAGTTGATGAAGGATTATTATTTATAACGTATTCAGCGGAATCATAGTATGTCGTTAAGTCATCGTTTGATGTTACATCTCCCACATTTTTATAACCTAATCCTGTTCTTGGATTGAAATTAAAACTTCCGGTATCTTGCATTTTATTAGGAGGTATAACGTCATAATCTCCTATAAGCATAGCACCTCCTATCGCTCCCACAGGTTTAGCAGATACCCTTACCTTGTCAACCTTTCCATTAGATGTGGCTACATTATCAAAACATAATTGAGCATATCCAGTAACTTTTTGACCATCTGTTGTAGGTACATCCTTATTATAGTGAATAGAATAGGTACTTGCTGTAAAAGAATCTACAATTAAAGGAGTAGTAGGATTAACAACAGTATGTAAAAAATGAGTATCTACAACAATAGTTGTAGAATTAACTACATCTAATATAGTTGCAGTATAGTCAGGTACAGTACCTATATTGCTAATATATTGAGGAGGAACTCTATCTGTTACTATAGGAGTAACTGTTATTGTACCTCCTACCATATCTACTGTAAATTCCTCTACAGAAGATTTTATAGTAGGATATCCATCTGAATTAGAAGTAGGATTCCCAATAGAAGTTGTAGAACTATTAGTAGAAATAGTAGATATTGGTCTGCTTGATTCTTTAGTTCTTGTTGTAGGTTTATTTGCTACATTAGAGGAGAACGTACTTGATTCTACTACAGGATAGTAGGTTAAGACTCCTGTTCCTGCCAAGTCAGTAGGTCTATCAGAATTCTTTTCCTTATATGAAAAATCTTTCTTCTCTACTCTTATTCGGATATCCTTTTGAGGCTTATCGAATACAATGTCATCAGGGTCTTTAGGGGTATCTGAATCATCGGATAGTTTTATTTCAGATAAACCTCTCCAAATTATATTAAATCTTGAAGTATCTAATTTTAGTCCGGTGTCTACATCTTTATAAGCAACACCCCTTATATACATCCTTGCAGCACCCTCTGGAACAGTATCATCAATAGTTATATGTAATACTAAATCACCATTTGGAGTTATTTGATTTGGGTATTCTACTCTGATAGGATTCCCAAATTTATCTAAAAGTTCTACTTCTATCTTAGATCCAGGAACTACTGTGAAATCAGGTGCTAAAGTTATGGTATTCTTACCTTTCTTTAGTAGTGTGAAATTTTTGGATACATTAAAATATTTTAAAGAGTATGTATCTCCATCAAATCTTGCACCGTTTTCTATAAAGGACTGAATAGCCATTAAATGTTACTTTTCTATAAATATCAAACTATTAAAATATTTTACTCTTTAGTTCATACATATAGATATCATTTTCAGTTATAGGTTGAGAAGAATCTATATAATTCCATACCTTAGATCTACCTATAGAGGATGGGTCTTCTCCTACCGGGATGTTAACGAACATAGGGGTTTTGCCTATACCTAATAGATATTTAGCTATTCTTATTATATCATCTAATTCTCCCCCATCTAAAGCAATATAAAATTTTTGGGAAGATGAACTAAGAATCCTCTCCTTAAGTTTTTCATTAAGGAGTTTACCTAATAAAGGTATAGCATTTCTCCTAAATGCAAAAGAATCAAATACACCTTCGGTAATTACTATATCTGTATTCCAATCAATAAAAGAGTCAAATATTATTTGATTCTTTGAGTAGTCAGGATTATTGTATCTTCCTGTTATAATATCTTTTGTTACATAGAAATTTAAATTGAAATCTGAATCATAACTTGGTACTACTATTGTATTATATTTAGAATCATCCAAATATCCAATCTTGTATTTTATTAAATCATCTTCAGTTAAGCCTCTCCCAAACAAATATTTTTTAAGCCTACTAACAAAAAAAGAATCTTCTGCATCAGCAAAACTTACATAATTGTCAGGTAACTGCAAATGTTCTATACTATAAGACTTTGCTTTAGGGTCATAGTTTTCTATTTTATAGATTACTTTTAACTCCTTGTAAGGTGCATTTAGTTTCTTAAGAAGAGATGACACTCTATAACCACTCGTCTTACAAACCCAACAATTCCACAATCCTGTGGCTAAATCTACTTCTAACTTCTTTTTGTGGTGATTACAAAAAGGGCAATAGAATGCATTATTATCTGCTTTCTTATTAGTAGATTCGCCTAAATGCTTTATAAGTGCATTTAAAAGCACTTGTTTATCATTCATACTTTTCCTTTAAAAAACTTACCCAATATATTGATATTAAGGTATTCATCTTTTTCTAAAACTTCTCTTAAAAACTGATACTTGGTTTCTAAATAAGTTAACTGTACTTTAGAATAAGCATACTCTAATATCTCTCTGTCAAAGATATCACTTTTTCCGCTTTTAACCAAATCTTTTATTACATCATTAGAGCCGTAATAAGTTTTCCAATTAGACTCCTTTATAACCTTTCTCTTTCTTTTCTTACCTTTTAGGGGAGGTAAAGTTCTATGGGATGTAAGTATCTTTTTACCTATATACTTAGTTCCATCTTCTTTATTTGTTATCTCATAAACAAAACCTATGGCATCTTTAGGCATATCTTCTAAAGAATCTACAGGATTATTCTTGTATATCCACATATTTTCTAACTTCTATTATAACAGAACCACTTCCCTTTATGAGTCTGTGGTAAGTTTCTTTAGGTATGAACACCCCATCTATGTTTTGAGGTAGTTGGTTTTCTAATTGTATTTGCCAATCGCTCATCTCCCCAACAATTTGTAATAGCCTATCTTCTCTATCTCTATGCCACACTAAATCATCTTCATCTATATCACTACTAAAAACTCTTACAGACTTATCATACGTTCCTATCAGCTCTTCAAAAGGTCTATGTGTCATTAATTTATTTTTTTCCAAAAAAAACCTCCTGCTGTTTTTTGCTTCCCCGTACATACTGATGATATACAACTATCCCCTATACCTAATTCTTTGGAAGCAACTGAAACTCCATCGTATATTTTAATGAGATTTCCATTCAAATCATACTGAGCAATTTTTCCTTTGGATTTGTATGGTTTGCGTTTAGACATCCCCTCAACCCAATTTTTTGGAGGCTCTTGATTATTATATACCCTTTTTTGTTCTTTTGTTATTGGATTATGATAAAATTTGTATTTTCTACCTAATTGCATATTTGTTGCTAATTTAGAAAATCTTTCCCCTCTACCTTTTATAAATCCTTTAGGGATTTTATCCCCTTTTTTTAATCGTACCATTTTGTTAGTTGCGGGATTATGATACCATATAGTTTCTTTAATACATTCCCTAAGTTTATCTATTTGCTCTTTAGGTAGTTTTCTACCTATTAAACTTTGTCTATGTTTTTCAATCCATTCTTTAGATTTTTTTCTACCTTTTAAAGCTTTTGATAGTTTCTCCCTAACCTTTGGATTTTTAGAATTGTGATTTTTTCTTAATTTTTTTTTATGTTCTTCAGTAAACACTCTACCTTTTAAAGTTTTAGAAATTTTATCTTTTATTTCCTCTAAGTTTGGATTATTAGTCATAGTATCTCCTCCATCACCTCCTAAAGAAATGTTGTATCCTATATCTCTATTGTAAGATTTAAACTTTTTAATCCAATATTTTTCTAACTGAATCAATACTTTTTTATCGGATGTTTCCTCCAATATTTCTTTTATATGGTTACTCTTTCCATACTTTGATATAGACCTTTTTATCAACTTTCCTGAACCGTAGTAATTAGGTCTATTAGATTCGTCTTTTCCTATGTAAATTTTGTTATTAACTAAATTTGTTATTTTATATATTTGCATATTACCAATATGTGTTTTTAGGAGACATTTTTAAACCGAGTAGATGAGTATATTTTGGGATTCTGCATGACCAATATCCTGGAGATGTTCTATCTTTTTTATTTTTGCAATCGTGCCTATCTGCAAATGCTTTTCTTCTCTTTGGGTCATCTAATTTTACAGATAACTTACCACCCCCATCTTTAGCACCAAAAGATACCTTTTTTATATTCTTGGATTGTGGGTCTCTTACATACACATAAAACTTCTTACTACCCCCTCTCTTTGGCTTTCCTAATTGAACGTCTTTTCCTTGATACTCCGCTTCTACCATTGGCATATCGAGAGGAACTTTGTTTCCTTCGTATAGTCCGTATTCTCCAATATCTGTGGTTTCTAATAGATTTATGTCCTCTTCGCATAACTGTATTTTACCTTTATTGTGTAAGGTACGACATTCTCTAAATAATTCCAAAAATTTATCAGAAGAATACCTATAGATGTTTTCCATTAAAGGTATCTTATTGTCTATGTGATATTGTAGACCTTCTGATATTGGTAGTAGTTCTTTAAGTTTTATCATATCTACTTAGTTTCTGTATCTAACACAAACGCATTAGTTTTTGCATTAAAATCACTATTTAAAAGTTTGGTCGCTCTACTGTAACCATCTAATAAATTCCCGTTATAAACTACTAATTCTAAATTTAAATCATCTTCATCCATATCATAATGTTCATATCTATCTTCTCCTGAGTCAAAATACTCTTTAAAGGATTCATCAGTTTTCAATAAATCTTTTATTCTTATAGATTTCCTCTCCCAACCATCGTTAGGTTTTATATATTTGCTAATAAAATAATCAGGAATCATATCTTCATCAGGCGTTATATCTTTTATATGTTGTGCAACATAATCTCCTGTGTAAGTTCTTGATTCTTTCAAAAGTGTAGTTAATTTCATCATATGTCTATTCCTCCTTTATCTAATTTATTACAAAAAAATTGTAAATCATCAAATATTTCCATAGCCTCCATTTGCTCTCTTTTTTGCTGTCTCATCTCCCCATATTTTTTTATTCTCATATGGTCTTTTACAATAGCTTTTATTCTATTTACATTACCTCCAATAGCCTCAATGGCATTTCTGTACTTCTCTACTTCTTGTGCAGAAACTTTTTCATGTCCATAAGCCGTTGGTTGTCCTGTCTTGGGATGTGTATCGTGAGTATCATATTTTCCAACATCGTGAAATAGTGCTGCTATTATCATATCTGCATCATTCTTTGAATGTTCTATGGCTCTTCTAACTACCAATATAGTATGTTTTAATGTGTTGCCCTCTGGATGCCATTTAGGGTTTTGAGGAACACATTTTAAACGCATAACTTTATCTCTAACTTCTTTAGGAAACATAAGAAGTAACTCCTTAAAGTTCTTTACTAAAGAAGCGTCTTTTTTAGCCTCTTGCAAAATTTCTTTAAGTTTTATCATACTACAAGTTAATAAGTTTATATGTATATCTCAATTATTTTTGTTTTTTGTCTGTGGTTCTAATTAAGTTTTGTCTTAAACCCACCGCACCTGTACATAACAAAGAATATAAGTAATAACCGAGTTATGTGTTTCATTTAAGCTACTACTTCTGTTTAACATTTATATTTAACTTTAAGTTTCTTGTTTCAAATCGGTTATTACTTATATTCTCAACCGTTATGTACAAGTGCTACATTGGTACTTATAATTGAGTTTCGTGATGAAAAAAAATAATTTTACTACACACTATTGTCTTTGTTTAACTACCGTATTAACTTTGCTTATATGTATGGCTAATGATTTACCACCACTTTCAATTAACTTAACTGAATCAAACCCTTTTTTAATTATAATATTACTTATGATATTATCATCTAACAACTCCCAAGTATCTTCAATTTCAATGTCATAAAAAGCAACCATACTACCATAATAATTACTTAGTATGTCGCTATCTACAATTTTTTCAATTTTTTCAATAAAATCACCCATTGTTAAATCTAATATATTTAATTTAGATTCGTCAATATCATACTCTAAAACAACTGTTTTATGTGAAAAATCACCTTTATCGTGATATAAACCATCTGCTTTAGCCGAGCCAAATTTTTGTGCTAAATGATAATCATCAGTAAAAAATATCCAAGGAGAATTAACCACACGTTTTAAACCTGTCATTGAATTACTTCTAAATCCAGTTTTAGTTTTAAAAGAGTCAATTTTTGGGTTTGATTTAGGTAATGTTGTCCCATGATAGTAAATTGATTCATTCACAAACTCCTTAAAGTTCTTTACTAAAGAAGCATCTCTTTTAGTCTCTTGCAAAATTTCTTTAAGTTTTATCATAAAATATAAATTAATAATCCCATCTCACAATTATATTAACATCTACATCATCCCGCATCTTTAAAGGTCTTCCTAACTTCCCTACAGCCACTAATTGATAATCTTTGTTGTATAGTCCTACTGTAGTTGCGTAAGGAGATAAAGATCCTGTAAAATCATTCAAATATAAATTAGATTTAGGACTTTGAGTAGATGTTGGGTTCATTGTCTTATTAAACATACCCTTTTTTAGTCTAACTAAAGTCTCATACTCATAAATAGTGTACCTATTCTTGTATCTTAACTGCCAAGGTTCTAAATCTAAGTAAGTATGGTATTTTTGTATTGGAGAAGTTATGATTACCTCACCTCTTTTATAAAATACATTACCTACTTTTGTAGTTTGGTAACATAATATATTAGAAGAATTTGCTAAAGACTGTGATACTTCAGTAGAAGTTACTGCTTTACTATAAAATCTAACTTCATCTAAAGATCCTGAATACTGCTTTGTTCCTTTTTTATCTTCTCCCCCAAAAATTATAGTGTGAGAATTTGTAGGTTGAAGATTTACATCAGAACCTGATGTGTGGAATACTCCATCAACATATAACGAAATCTTATTATTGAGTTTAGTTACACATATATGATGATTTATTCCATCATTAAGTGCTAAACTACTTGTTAATGTTAGATTTTTCCCTCCATCTGATCTTCTAAACATCATCTTGCCTTCATTCAAAGAGGTTTGATTGTATATAGAAAACTCATAAGGATAGAAATCTACTGGAGAATACTGTAAACTTGAACTTATAGACGTTCTTTTATAGGTATATCCATTATCTGATAGAGTATCGAACTCTCCTAAATTTTGAATATTTGAATAACTTTTTTTAGTTATAATAGAGTTATACTCTGAAGTTAAATCACTTTGGCTTATGGGAGCTTTAACCCAAAAAGATATAGTAAAATCCTCATCTAATTCATAAGATAATTCTTCGTGGTGTGGTATTTCTACATATCCTTGAGTCTTAAAATCTAATTTAGCACCACTTCCAGTTCCATTTACCTCTATGCCTTCACTTATACCTACATTTCTTAAAGTATATGTTGTAGGATTGCCTATAGTATTAGAATAAAAAGTTTTGCTCCTATTAATAGAATTTGAAAACCCTAACTCAGTCTTATCATATAAATCTTGAAATCCAAAGTACGCATTCAAATAAGATGAGTCTACAATACTTGAGGAATCAATTGAGTAATCATATAAATTATTATAGGAATCATCCCTTAAATTTAAATTAGAACTCGTAATGAACACAGAGCCTTTTTTAAATCCATCCCCCATATCTAAATAAGGAGCAGACACTACACTTGCTGTTAAATATAAAAACTTATCAGTATAATCTCTTCTATACCCCTCCAAAGAATCATAAGGATTGTAAGGATTCTTATAATATAAATGATTTATACTTCTCCAATTTAAGTAATTATAAGACCCATCTGAACTTGTGGGTGCATTAACAGCAATATACTTAGAAGAACTGATAGCCAAGGAATCCCTATAAAAAAATGCTTTCTTATAGGAATATCCTAACTTATCTAAATTTATACTATCTATATAGTAAGACTTATTTGCTTCATAAGGTATTACCGAGTAATCTCCTCTTTTTACTTTCTCAAATACTGAAAGTTCATACATAAATTTAGAACTTTAATTTAACAGTAAACATCACTTCATCTGTAAAACTTTTCAGTTCTGCTTGACTAACCTTTGCTACAGCTATAAGATTTCTATTGTCATCATATAATCCTATAGTTGTTATATATGTTTTTGGGTTGGCTCTTAAATCCTCATTAATTACCGCAGTATTATCTAAAATATCAGAAGATATTCTTATATTAGAAGGAATTCCGTACTGAAGATATTTTAATCCCCCTGTATTGTAAATAGTAGGATTGTTTGAATAGTTGAACTCCTTATTATTAACATTTATATAATAATAATATATCAACTCTTCTTTAGTGGCTCTTGCTTTCATACCTAAGAAATCACCACTTACATCCGTATATTGTGCTGCTCCTGATATTGCTGTAAATAACTTCAATTGGTTCTTTCCATCAATCTCTCTACTTGTTACAGTACCAAAAGAAGCAGATATATCAGTCTTATTTGCATCTAAAAGAACAACTCCTAAACTTGGATATAATTTTCCATAATAATGAGGAGCATCTGAATTGTATACTCCATCTTCTATAGAACCTGATACTATATTATATTCTAACGGAGCAGAAGGTACTGCTCTTTGAGGATTATCATTTATCTTATAATCTGAAATCAGTCTTAGCACTTTACCCTCTCCCCCAAGTTTTACATTAGACCCTGTATGAGCAGCCATAAACCCTTCGCCATTTGTAAATTCAGAACCTGATAAGTGTGCTAAATTTATTTCTAAAGCATTGTAATCTGCTCTTGTATCTCTTCTATCTTTTTGATAGGATATTAGATAGAAGTGGTCTGTTGGAGTTCCCGAAAGATTTAGCTTATCTGTAGCACTACCTAATATAATATTCCTATACTGTCCATAAATGGCTCTTGTAGGGGTATCATTGTACTGTCCTCCTTCATCATTAGATCCTGACCCATTAACGTTTCCATACGCTACACTAAATTGAATAGAGGAAGTAGGATAAGAGATAGGTTCGTGATAAACGTGAGTATAATGATTATCTAAGGAGTCGCTAATACTTGAAGTATAAAATCTAACTAAATTTGCTATATTATTTGAAAACATTCCTTTGGTTAAAACTGCATTATACTGAGTTTTTTCAGCATCATCTATAGGCTTTAACCAATAATTAGTAGGTAATGGCAATCCATCATAAGATACATCTACTTCTGTTGTTTCACATACCCTAATAGTAACTTTTTGCTTTGGAGGAGTAATAAATACCATTCCAGGTACTTTCGCTGCTTCAAAGTAAACCGTATACTGTCCAGGTTCTAATTCATAGTTCTCTACAGAACCTTCTCCAATCTTTCCTTTTCCTTCTATATAAATACTTAAAGGCTTAGTAGAACCTGCTATAGATGGATTGTAGGATGTGTTAACAGTTAATGTTCCTGTGTTTGCTACAAAAGATGGTCTAAATACACTTTCAAAACGAGTTGTTGATAAAGTAGCAGTAAACTCATACTTCGTAGGACTTCCACTACTAAAAGTGAAAAGTGGGTGAGATGGCTTCCTAAACTCAATAGTATAGGCTTGACCTAATCTTAAAGTTCTTGTTACATTTCCTCTTCCAATTACTACCCCATCCAACAAAATCTCACCGGGAACAAAATCAGATTGTCTAAAATTGCTTGAACTACAAAGTTCATTATATAAAGATTGTAGATTAGGTGAGATTACTTGTGCTATAGAGCAATCTACGGTAGTAGGTGTTGGGGGTGGGGTTATTAAAATTCCACCTCCTCCTCCACCGCCACCTGTCGGTGTAGGGGTTGGTGTAACAGAAATAGAAGGACATCCTACAGCACCTGTATCACTTAAATCTCTTTCTGTTAGTATACTACCTCCCCTAACTCTTGTAGTAGTTTCTCCTGTATATCTATAGGTTGCTGAACCTAATAAGACTCTCTCGTTTGTGAATCTTGGAAATCGTGTAGTTGATCTCCTATCAGTAGAATTAGTACAAGATTGTATAGTATAGAAGAAATCAACTCTTCTTGTAGGAGTAGGTGTTGGTGTTGGAGTAGGTAATGTATCACTACAACCTACTCTCCCTGTTCCTTGAACTCCTGTAGCTATTTCAAGTCCTACAGGTACTCTTCCTCTTAGTATTTCCCCAGTATATACCCAAAATCCACTATTTGCTGTAGCTATGGTAGCTCTTTCTGAAGGTATAGCGGGAGGTCTTGAAGTAAACAGTCTTTGTCCTGTATTACAGGAAGCTATTTCATATAAATCACCAGTAAAGTCTGGAGGTGGTGGTGGAGTCGGTGTTGGAGTAGGGGGTGGTGTATCTACACATCCACTCCTTCCTGTACCAATAACAGCAGTTGCAAGTGTTCCAGGGATTGTAGCACTTTCTGTTATTCCATTATATATCCAAGAAATAGATGATGAAACACCAACATCAGAACCATTGCTAACAGACACTCTCTCTCCTATTACAGAAGGAGGTCTTGTTGTGTATAGTGAAACAAGTTGATTATTACAAGGAACTAATTCGTAGTATCGAGTAGTTTGTGGAGGAGGTGTTGGTGTGGGTGTTGACTGTAATTCTTCTACTATAACTGAAACTGTGTTAAGTATAGTTTCAACATCCGTAAGAAGTATTGGAGACTGTGGGGAAACCGGTCTATCTATACGATTTAGTGTATTACATTGTAAATATTGAATAAATCCTGAAAACCTACCCGGTTGTACCGATACGTTATACCTCTTACAAGCCATAAATAATATTTAATAATCCTATATTAATAATCCAACTTAACCTCTATTAATGTTTCTTTTCTAAACGTTTTTTGAATAGGCTTACTTGTTTTAGCAACAGCTAACAAGTTTTTATTCTCATCGTACAAACCTACAGTAGTTATATATACTTTAGGATCATTTATGAAATCAGATATTGCTAAATCACCATCTGAACCTGTGACGAAAGTTGGGTTATTTGAAAAGTTAAATTGAGACGCTCTTGCTCTTACAAAGTAATGAGTTGATTTTACATACTCTTTACTTCTTGCCGACAATCCTAAAGCATCTCCACTTGCATCTGTTAATAAAGCAGCAGATCCTGATAAGGATGTGAAGAATTTATATGCGTTATCTCCTGCAACATCAGAACCAGTAACAGTTCCAAAAGAAGCAGATAGGTCTAATTTAGCACCATCTAATATGGCTACTCCTAATTTAGGGAATAGTTTTCCATAGTAGTGAGGAGCAGTTGAGTTATACACCCCATCCTCAATAGTTCCTGATACAATATTATATACTTCTCCCGCAGAAGTTACTGTGGCAGAAGCAATCTTACTATCATCTACTAATCTTAAAGCAGTAGATGCTCCTAAAGTAACTTTTGAACCTGTATATTCATTTAGGATTCCACCTCCTGCCAAAAATTGAGAACCTGACAAATGATGTAGATTCAACTCGATGTTTCCCTCGTCAATTCCATCTTTTAATCTTGCTCTATTAAAATTAATCACATAGATATAGTCAGAGTTTACACCATTATTAGTAAATGATTGCACTCCTGCATCTAAACAAAGTTGCCTATACTGTGAGTAAAGAGCTCTTGATGGAGTATCGTCAACTTGGCCACCCTCTCCAGCAGATCCTGAACCAAATCTATGCCCAAAAGCAACAGAAAATTGAGCTTCTGCTGTAGGAGCAGTTGATGCACTATTGAATACCTCGTAATAATAAGTTTTTTGGGTAGCTGTTTGAGCAGATGAAGAGAAGAAGGTAACTAAATTACCTACATTATTAGAGAACATTGCTCTTGTAACAGTTTCCTGTTGATTAGGAACAACATCATCGGCTTGAAATCGTACAAACATATTTATCTATTTAATTTTTGTTATACTGTAATGTTAGAGCCTGGGGAGTTGGTTTGAGTCAATCTATTTACATTTAACTCTATGGTTACTCTTCCTCCTGTTTCGTTTCCAATTAAAGTAAGAGTTGCTTTCTTAGACCTTAGAGTAGAGAACTTACCTCTTAACACAAAAGAAGTTCCACTAACAGTAATAGTCTGAGAAGATTCTAAATCACTAATAGGAGGTGGAATAGATGCAGCAGCATCTTGACCAGTAGACTGTGCAGGGGAAGGAGTTACAGTAACGAATTCAGCAACATCACTATCACTTAATACTGCTGTATATCCTAAAGTTCTGTTTCCATCCTCAAAATTGATAGTATTGGGAGTAATTGTAATCCTATCTGAAGTTGCTTTAAAAGTATAAGCGTTTTGAGCAACTGATATTACAGGGATTCTAATAGTATTTTTGGGTAAAGTTACTAAAGGATACTTCATTACTTGAGTTTCATCAGTAACTGCTTCAGTAATAGGTAAATTTTCAATGGTTCTACCATAATAAGCACTACCTAATGGGTGGTCACTATTCCATAATGAATAGTCTATTTCATCATCAGCAAGAGCAAAATATGAAACTCTAAATTCATTTTGACCTCTCGCCAAGAGTTCTCTTCCTTTTTTTGTAAGAACAGCATCAATAACAATTGATGAATTATTCAAATATCCCATAATGTAAGTTGTTTTTTATTATAAATATATACTTTGTTTATTTTATTTTGTTTTACTGTACAATTATATCATTTTCATTTACTATAGTTACAGTTACAACAGGACCTCCTGTTACTGTAGCAGTTGAATCTATATTTATTCCTGCTCCCACCAATTTTGAACCTTTGAATCTTGAAGACATAGCACTACTATCTTCAGAGAATTGATAATTCGCAGGTTTTTGGGAAGATGAATAAAATGCATTGTATTCTTTATTTATAGCATAATTTTTTTCTCTTTCATAATCACTTATTCTTCCTGTATATGTTTTAAAATAAACAGGAGATTTCAACATATTAGGAGAAGTTTGCCCTAAAACAAAATCTCCTGAACTTGAATAGAAATATTCTGTGGTTGAGTAATTATTGTATAATCTTGAACTTGATATATGTACATTAAATATTCCTCCAAAATTTTGTTTCTTAAATATGGTGGTCATACCATCATATACTTGGAAATCATACTTCTCTATAAACTCTTTGAAGTTAGGTCCTGTTAAAGATGTTACAGTTGCAATATCAGGTTCTATAGTCGTAAAATAAAATGTATAACTTGAATCATCTAACTGAGAACTTACAAAAGGAACTTCAGTAGAAGTTATATCATACACATAAAAAGAACCAACTCCATACTTCTCTATATCTAAAACATCATTTGTTGTTAAGTTTCTTTTAATAACAGTAGTATTAGCAACAAAGGGTTTATATACCTTATCAACAATAGTTCTTGTTTTATTGTTTCCGTTAGCATCTTTATAAGTATAAGTTATAGTCTCCTCAGTAACATCAGCATTTTCAATAGCATAAGGAGTACGTTCATATATATTGGATAAATTGATAGAAGCATCATAAACAGGAACTCCTGATTGTTCTTTATCAAAGGATAAAGTATTAAAAGATTGTTCAACTTTTAGTTTAGTACGATCTACTTCTATTTCAACAGTAACATCTGTCCTTCCACTATACTTAGTTCGCTCCATTTCTAAAGTTGGGGAGAACTCTATATTTACTCTTCTCTTTTCTCTTTCAACTTCTATCTCTAAAGGAGGTGTTAGGGTAGTTTGTAAAGTAGGTACATAATTAGAATCTATATTTAATTCTGCACCTTTTAATATAGTCTCTTTGTTTAATACAGAGATAGATGGAAACTTCCTTTCTATTTTAGGTCTTTCTAATAAAGAAGGTTCTATAAGAACACCTGTTATTAAGTTTGCTCTTGCAGGAACTAATTGCTTTACTTGTTCAAATACAGAATAATCATATAAACTAAATATTTCTATGAATTTACCAATATCATTGGCTCTTGTAAACTTCTTGAAATATTCATCTCTTGCTTGTTCCAAAGAAGGATATATAGGCTTAACTCCATCTTTAGGGTCTCCTACAAGATTCTCAAAGTTATAAGGACCAAATTGGTTAGAAATATCCTTATTAACTTGGTCTGTTGGAGAGAATACAATAGCTAATCTATTGCTATCTTTCTGCTCTTTATCATATCTATTTTGAGTAGCTTTTCTTTCAGGAGATAACTCAGATATTAATTTAGTAGACTCAAATTTAATCTTATTAGACTTTGGATTATTTGCTCCTAAAGAAGGGAAATACCTATAATGAGTCTCTATTCTTGAAGAATATTGGTCTTCTTGACCTCCTGTAAAGTTATAAAACGTTGCAGGATTAGTTCCATAGAAAGTTTGATTAGGGTGACTTGAGCTAACGTAAGAATAGGAAGAATGGTCATATCTTAAGTTATCCAAGCCTAAAGGATAATATCTAAACAATTCATCATAAGATGAACTATAAGCATTAGTATGATAACTTGAAGGGTTAAGCACATGCTCATCGAAAACTTTTTTAGGAAATCCTGCCAAAAATTCTCTATAAGAATGCATAGAACCACTAAATCTTACGGAATTACTTCCCGTAGTTCCTCCCAAAACAGCAGTATGTCCTGTTGGAATGATAGTATCATCAATTCCCAAAGAGTAATACAAGGACTCAGCACTTGAAGATACATAGAAACTTGAAGAGATGGATATCCTATTGTCAACAAAATCACTTGATTTTGCTACATCAATACTTAACTTTCCATTAAATAAAGATCCTGAATACAATGGATAATCACTATAGAGTCTTACTGTCCATATATCATTATCAAATAAGGGTAAAAGACTACTTGTGGATTCAATAGGAGTTAAACTACCTAAAGAGCCTGTTTGTACTGTATATTTAAGATATCCATACGTTCTCTTTCCATATAAAGAAGCTGTGTGATATACTAATTCAAGATTTTGTAGTATATTAGACCTATCATTATAGTCTTCTACTGCCCACAAACTCATACTTGCACTTCCAGTATAGTCTGTTCTAAATCTAAACTCTGTAGTTTGTGGAATTTGTGGAATTAAATCTAAAGACGATGAGTATAATCTTCTTGGTATTTCTATATATTCTTCTTGCCCAAAATTTAAAAGATATTGAAACTTATCCTCGGAAAGAATAGGAGGATTTTCTTCATCCATTTGAGGTCCACCATACTCTTTTACGCTTATGAGAGTAAAAGGTATACCATATATAGAAAATAAGGCTCTTACAGATCTTGTAGACCCTTTTGTTTTTAGTAAATGAGGAAGATTATTTACGATTCTTCTCCAAATTTGATGAGATAAGTTCTCGTGAGATTTACTTAAAAGTTCTCCAGAAGGGTTGGAATAACTACCAGTAGCATCTGTTCCTAATTTGTATAGCCATAAATCACTTAAATTCCTTGTATTTTGAATTTTCCAACCTAAAGATTTGGCATAATAAGGCAATAGTTCATTAGGTATACCTCTTTGAGGGTGTTCATCTCTTTGATGTATACTTGTCAGTTTTCTTACAAAAGTATAAATATTGTCAAAATGCTGTCCTATCATATGAAGGAAAGTAACATATTGACTATTTCTTTCATCCCTTAAAATATGGTCAGGGGTATTGTAGAAAAAACTACTATAATTAGTTCTATCGTATTCTATGGAAGATGATAAAAAGGTATTATACCATCTGTTATATTGAGAACTTGTAGTTGGATAGTTTAAAACCTTATTTTCAGAAATATATTTAGGGTTAGGCTGTATACTTCCTGTAATATCGTGAGTAAATAGACTACCTGTTGTATTAAATAAAAAATTCTCAAACCTATCAAAATTATCTCTTACCTTATTAATTCTATTTAAATAGTTATTAGAGGCTTCTATAATATAGGTAGAAGAACCTGAAGTGGAGTTAAGTGCCTGTTTATACTGAGAATCATAATACTCAATGAGTCTTAACTTATAATCATAATTTTTAACTCTCTCTGTTGCAGAGCCGTATTGCACAAAGTTTTTAAAATCAGTAAAATCTATGTTTAAATCAACTTCTTTAGAACCTGAAAATATATCTCTTAATAATCTATTAGATGTATCAGAATCTGTATCCAATAAAGAATTCCAAGTTTTTACTTCCGTTTCATTACTTGCTTCTACATCTGAACAAGTTCTGTAGTTTGGACCCTTTAGTACATTAAAAGTTTGCCGTATTTCTGATGGTCTTATCGTAAAGACATCAATGTAATCCTCTAACACTTTATAGGATATGTAGGCTACACTCTTCTCAATAATATTATCTAATAGAGGTGAGTAAAGTTTACAGTATATTATCAAATCATCTTGACAATCTACTTTTATGTTTACTACTTGTACTATATTATTTTGAGAGAAATTTAATACTAAATTATTTAATAATCCTTTTGACTTTAATCTTCCCGCAAACTTTTTAAAATACTCTACCTCTTCTCTAATTGAAGGATATTTGCTTAAATAGGACTCTTTTACAATTAATTTTATTTCAGTTCTATCAGGACTTACTTCTTGTAAAGTAAATGGAGAACTACCATGCGTTCCTAATATATTAATTAGGAAAGACATACTAATCTTTAATTGACCTGATAATAAAGAATTATTGTAAAGTAAGGATGAAATATCAAAAGTAAAATCTGAATACTTGGTGGAATGCTCAAAAGGAGTATTGTATTCAGACAGTATGTATTCACCAGACGAATTATATATATGAGATTCTACTGACAATCTATACTTAGGATTGTCAGATATATCAGTTAGAACTGTTACCTCTTGATTTAATGAATTTATGTCATCAGTATTAAGTACAAATCCTTCTAACTTAGAGTTAGAATTAAGTATTTCTATATTATTTACAAATCTATCTAATGACATATACTACTTTAATATAATTATATATACTACCGTATTCTGAATCCATTATTGCCCCCTCCTCCTGTAGGAATACCTCCTCCTCCATTAAATCCTACTGGTACACCTCCACCTCCATTAAATCCTACTGGTACACCTCCACCTCCACCTCTAACATTAGAGGTATTACCATTATCTCCTGAAGTTAAATCAGAATCTATAGGTTCTTCATCAGTTAAGTCTCCTTCAACTTTAGTGAAAGTGAACACATACTTTATATTAGATGCCACAGATCTTCCTACTGATTGGAAATCCGAAGTTCTTTGTCCTATATTAGACAATCTTACATCTCCTGTTGGTGAAGATTCTCTAACATCTGTCAATACATACTCTTCATCATCTCCTCTATCATTTTGCATAGTTACTACATCTCCCAAAGAATATTCAAACTCAGGAACAAATACGTTTTGCTCTCCTGTTTCTTCATATGGATTATTGAATCCAATACCATAAGATTCTCCAGAGGCAAAAGATATGTTGAATACCCTATTTGGTATATTATGAGATATAGATACTGTAAAATTATCTGTAGGTATAACATCAATAGGTTGAGAAGACCCACAATCTCCAAACAGTTCTACAATAGGAGACCTTGCTGGTACATATAATTTATTAGTAAATAATGAATTTAGAATTTCTGAATTATTTGAACTTGGATTTTCATCAATCAATCTCGACATCACATCAATGAGTTCTTGTCTATTTGAACGATTAATAAAAATAGGTTTGATTGCAGAACTTACTCTATCAGAGAAACCTCCAGTAGGTGGAATTGTATACAATCCTGCTTCTTTGGTACTTGAGTCTATAATTAATATCTTACCGGGTGCTGGTTTAGTTAAATTAGGAGGTCTACTTTGTATATTGTATTGCTTACATTCTCCAAAAGAACTTGCAATTCCTGTGCCTCCATCACCACTATCTACACCACTTCCTCCATCTCCTCCTGAATCTCCACCGCCACCACCAGCGGGTCCTTGCGGTCCTTGTGGTCCCTGTGGTCCTTCAGGTCCAGATTGTCCTGCAGGTCCTGCTGCGCCTGGTGAACCAACTGCTCCTGCGGGTCCTGCTGCACCTGGAGGTCCTGCTGCACCAGCGGATCCTGGAACACCCGGTGCGCCTGGTGCGCCTGGTGTACCCGGAGGTCCTTGTATTACTTCAGGTAATTCAGGTATATTTATTCTATCTAAAGCACTTAAATCTACATCTAAAGTAGGTGCTTTACATCCAGAACTTACTTCATAATCTTCAATCCATTCTGATGTTCTATCTGGACAAGGCTCTATTACTTCAAAAGGTTCAAATTGAGATGGTTCTATAACGAATACGCTTTGTATAACTTTGTTTCTTTCAACAAGCATAACTTGTAAAGTTTGCTTATTAGGTATAGGACAAACACAATTACCACTCTTGACAAAGTAAATCTGCTGTTCGCAAGGTGTCTTAGAAAGACTTTGTGCTTGAGTATCGTAAGCAATTCTAAAGAATGTACCTGGAGGATAAATAGTTTCAGGAGGAGCAACTTCATCTTCAACAAAGAATGTAAAACTGCAATCAATTTGAGAACATAAATCAGAATCAGATACTACTCTTTTTTGAGGCATTATTCTGTAATGTAAGGGATTTATTTCTAAAGTATTCTCATCTACTTTAGTATAAGTCATAGAAACTATATTTGTTCCTACATTATTTTTTGTAACAAATTCTCTATTTAAATCTTTTAAATCCTCTTCAGTATATTTATCCCCTAAGTTATTGGCTTCTTTAGGTATACCTGTTGTGGCATCTACCGAACTTTTTGATATAGGTTTTCTTTTTTGTAAATCAGTCTTGTAATATGATGTATTTCCTGAAAAAATATTACTTAAGTAAGTATACTTTATATCTAAATCTACAACATCACTTCTTAATAAATCTAAAGGATAGTATAATCTTTCCCCTGTAAGGGGGTCTACCTCAAATCCAGGACTCATTCTTCTTTCCATATTGGAGGTAGATGATGTAGTATTATCATCACAACCTCCTGGACAATTATCTAATACCTCTAAATTAATATCATTCATTATCTAACCACTTTAAAATAAAATCCATCATCAACTATATGCTCAGTAAACCCTCCATCTTTTTGTATTTTAAATACGATTTTGTAAAATCTTTCAGGAAGAAATGTATTCATATCAACATTAAAATAATTACCATTCGCATCAACACTAAGTCTTGTAGATCCTGTGTCAAATGGAATAATAAAGTCATCAGTAGTGCTATCTTGGATAGCATAAAATGATGATGTAGGTAATCTTTTAAAATCTAAATAATTATTTGTGTTAGAATATGTTAGTGTAGGATATCTATCTCTTGCTTTTACTCTAAACCTATATTTGGAATTAGTTCTATAACTTTTCTTTATATTACTAACAAATAAAGCAAAATCCTCACCAACTTCATCTAAACTTCCTGTTCCTGACAAATTACTATCATCCCATACTGCTTCTAATTTAGGAACGTAAATAGTATGGGTATCTCTTCCAAAAAACTTTAATTCTCCTTTGTAATCAGAACTTAATTCATCTGCTTCAGTTCTTTTAACTATAAATCCATTATTTTCTATACTTCCACTTAACCATTGGTGTACTATATTAGTAACTTCTATTCTTATATCAGGGATATCAACATTGTCAAAATTCTTAGTAGCATAATAATTAGAACCGGTGTACCAAGTTCCTCCTCCTTGGGTAGTGGCATACGAACCCGTAGTTCCTGCAGAATACGATGAGGAAATCCAAGGAGTTCCTGTTCCTAAATAGTATCCATTTCTATAAACCCAACTTGCTCCTTCAGTTATTTCAGGATAATCATTATAATGACCTACACCATTATCCCAAGATTGAGAAACAGCATAAACATCAATATCATATAATAAAGGCAAATCAGATGCTTCCGTTGCTTTTAAAGATAAATAATACTTAGATGTTTTAGATACTCTTCCCGAATTAACTAATGATGATAAATTGTTTATATCAAACTTTATTAATATTCTTGAGTTATAAATACCATCATAGTAAAAGCCATTTTTATCAGGAGAATTAGATACAAATTTAATTAACTCTAATATTTGGTCTATACCAGAATTTCTACGAAAATCCTTTTCGTAAATGGTTGTATCGTATGTAGGATATATAGAATAATACATATTTAATAGTTTACTACTCTTCCTCTAATATCCTTATTAGGATATTTGACTTCAAAAATTGATTGATCTATAGAAGTATAAATGATATTTCTTTTAGTAGCTCCCTCTATATCATAAACATTCCCTGAATATCCTAAGTTTGTATCATATAGATTAAAAATACTTAAGTTCGTAACAGATAATACTCCCTCTACTTGAGCTATTTCTTTTAATACAGTATTCTTAAATATAGGCTTACCTATGTCCATCTTCTCATTATCGAAGTATTCTTTTAATGTATTAATACATCTTACTAAAACTTCATTACTATTGTAAATTTCATTTACAATTATCTCAAAATCTATACCTATATTAATTATGAAAGCATCTCTTATAGAAACCGAATCAGTCATCATACGATACTGTTTAAGATAATTTAATAGATTAAATTTAACAGCATCATTTAAAGGTGTGAAATTCTTATTTTCATCATATCCTAAACAATATAGATTAATACCAAAGTAATTTATATCTTTTGGATCTGAATATGAATCTACAATTTGGTCATCCAATTCTACGCAAACTTTAGAGATTGCTCCATATTTAACAGGCATACTATACGCTCTTACCACATAGTCATCCTTTGTTACTGCTCTATTTTGTGAAGCAAAATTGGCTAAAGCATCTCTTCTTACATCTTCGATATTCCTTCTTGACAATGCTCCACAAGCAGGTTTAGGATTATTAATAGCAACACTATCCACAATAGAATTAAATACGGCTGAATCTAAATTGGATTGAGGAGTTGTAATATTTATAGAAGATATTTGGGATATAGAGTTAGCTCCTACATTATCTTCAACACTACCACCAACTGTATATCTAACAGTTAATGAAGTATCAGAAGGTGCTTTACCGTAAGTTTTTGTATATAAAAAGTTTTTTGGGTCAATGCTCAAATCTACTACTCTTTCAAAATAATCTAACCCAAATCCAACATTAAAAGGATTAGGTATAATTTCTTCATCATATTCAGCACTAACCCCTGATCCAAATTGTATCTCAAAAAAATTGTTTTCTCTTAATCGAGTAACAAATCTTCTCTCAGTTTGCTTGAATTGTATAAGGTAAGGTGCAGAAGACCTAAATTTATATAAATGAGGGTCATTATAGGGTAAATTAGGTACTGATATAGGAATTAAATCTTGTGCAAGATATGGAGTTTCATACCATCTGTTGTTATCAGAATCATAAATATCTATAACTTCTAAAACATTATTTTCATCTAAAACAATTTTATCATAAGGTTTTGGAGAAGTAAAACTATATGAAGCAGTTCTGATTTCTCCAGATACTGCCTTAACTTGCTTTCTTAGCAGAAAATACTCAACTTCACCTGAAGTATCCAAAGAATACACAGTTATTTCTGTAGGACTTAATGATGAACTATAATTAAAATCTACTGAATCTATGGTTCTGAAACTTCTATTGTTTTCAGAAGTAACTATCATTCCAGACTCAATCTGTAAACAGTATCTAAAATCAGGAACTACTGAAGTTCCATTATTTATGGATGGAAGTAATTGAAATACATCTAAATCTACAGATGCAGGAGTTCTAAATTTAGGTTTGTAACCTAAAGAATGAGCAATATTAAAAAGATTTAGATTCTCTTCTACTGTTACTAATAACGACTCTCTTAATTGAACATCAGTATAGTAAGATAATATATCTCCTGTAGCAGCAGCAAGTTCCATAAACATCATCCCTGGAGATGACTCATTGAAATCATTGTAAGTATCAGGAAAATAATTTTTAGTGAAGTCTATTAGTTGCCTTCGCAGTTCCCCAAAATCTTTATTAAGATATTTGACCTCTTTTCTTATATTATTAGTTATCAGTCTTGAACTCATCTTAAGCTATTTCAAAATTTACTATTCCAGAATCTAAGAAAATAGTCACAGTTCTATTTGCTCCTATATTAGTTACCCTAAACGAAATTTGAATTTGAACATTATGTTCTGAGTAACTATCAGGAAATGCTATATCTGATTGAGAAACTACTTCAACGGAATCTAATAGAATATAAGGCAACCAATATTCTATATCTAATATAACAGAATCTCTTAAATTGTCTCTGTTTAAAGCACTATTAGGTTCAAATAAAAACTCTGGAATTCTTGAACCAAAATTAGGTTGCATAAGTCTTTCTCCTTTTCTTGTAAGTAACAGATTAACTAAATTAGTTATAGCCTGTTCTTCGGTGGAGTAAGATAGTCTGAATGCTTTAGTATCTTGCAACCTATTTATCTCCTTTGGATATTTTATATCTACTAATACAGAATCCCCATTAAAGGGCAATAATACCCCAACAGCTTTATCAGGAAAGTTATCGGTTTCATAAGACCTAAATACCGTTGGTATAGACATATATTATTTATTCATTTTCTTTAAAAGAGCAGAGTAATCTTTTGTAAGAGCTCTATGTACAGCTTGAGTTTTAGAATTTGATTCTAATGATTCTAATATAGTATTATCTAATATTGAGTTAGACTTTTCTTCTAAATCGCTTGTATCCATATCTTCGGTAATCTTTCCCATCAATCCTCCAAACTTTTTTCTAAATTTCTGTCTCTCCTCATCTGCTGATGATGATACTTTAGATGGTTTACTAACAGCCTCTCTTACTGTAGTTGTAGATTTAGATTCTGTTAAAGTTTTTTCTAATCTATCAAAATAATAATCTAACTCTTCACGAATTATCCTTCTTAATTTTGATTCAGTTGTAGTTCCCATAAGTATAACGGTTTTATATAAATAGGTATTTAATTAAATTTTAATAAAGAATTTAGCAATATTAATCTTACATTTCTAAAAGAATCATCAGGTAAACATCTATTTGATAAAATATTGTCAGATATACACTCGTTATCAGCCAATATATTGGAAGTCAACTTAGTGCTATTGTCTAAAATAAAAGAATTTCCATCTTTAGAATCCATAATGTACCACCCTGCGCAAGACTCATTATCTCCTAATACTAAAGCTAACTTATGATTAACTCTTTTAACTGCTCCTGTCAATCCGCTAAATAGATCTGCACTAAAGTTATATACCACTCCTTTACAGGAATCATCAAAATCAACTAATTTCACTTCTTCTATAGTAGGTTCTAAAGTCCCTTCAGGTTCTACTTCAGGTATTATAGGTTTAAATGTTAATCCATCTCCTTCTTGTACTATAGGATTTCCATTGGAATCTACTTGGTATCCTAATTGAGATTGAGGCAATCCACAAGAAGGATTTATAGCATCAGTTATATCAAGTTCAGGATTAAAACCTAACTCTATATCTTTAGAAGACAATGAATTTATAAGAGATATAAAATCTCTTCGAGTTTGCACTTCGGGATTATTTCCATTTCCTACACCTGAATTAGATGTTAAATTAACATTACCACCAGTACCAACACTTGTGTTTCCTTGAGTTCCATCTGCTCCACCACCTCCTCCAGGAAAACCTCCTCCTCCCCCTGATCCTAATAGTTTTCTTGTAATAGCGTTTCCTTTTACGGAATTAACTCCAAAATCAAATACATCTGTTCTTGGTTCAGGTGCTGCTGGAAATAAATTAGGGGGAAGCAATTGAAACTTTTGACATAGTATATGTATCCTCAAAACTTGTATTAGATTACTTGCAGGTCCTGTTGGACCAAAAGGAGTAGAATAAAATGCTTGTGCAGATGTAAGTCTATGTAATTCTTTGGCTAACTCTTGAACTCTGTTTACTAATTCATCAAAATCTACATTATGCTCATCAGTTGCTATGAAAAATTTTCTACCTTCTAATACAACTTTATTCTTTGCTATAATAAATATATTATCTTTTTTGGCATTCAATACTATCCTTGAAGTATCTAAAAGAATTTGAGGTTTATTAAATCGAGGTACAGCTTTAGTTTCAAATCTTCTTCCTCTACCTAATCTAACTTTACTATATCTTTGAGAAATACCTGCAAAGATTCCTGTTAAATTATTAGATAAATTCTCTATTCTATATTTTTGGCTTTTGTCTTTATCGCTTTGACTTTTATTTCCTACAACAGGAACAGGAATTTCATTTATAGGTCTTAACTTAGGTCCACCTGGTCTTTCTAAAGTCATTGCAAAAGTGGGATCTCCTTTTCTTGTATCTTTATGATGTTGAGGTTTTTTGTAATATTGAGAATTATTGGATGTTCCTGTACCTAACCTTATTGATGCTCCAGACCTATTTTGCATAATCATCTCTCCTTCAAAGGGTTGCAAAGGTGCTATTGGTCTACAAGGAAATGGAAAAGTTCTACCAGGCTTAAAAGGGTTCTCTGCTACTAAAGTTCCTCCTTTGGAGTTTGTAGTTCTTTGAGTTAAGTTATTTATTTGATTTATTACAGAATCATCTGTTGAATTTATAGGAAAAGGTAAATAATAGAATCCTACATTTTTGTTTTTGGGTCCTATACCCTCTATAGCTGGGGCATTAATCAATATAACTTGTTCGCCATTCATAGGCATTAAGGAAAAATTAAGACTTAGGGGTCTTGCATATACATCAGTCAAGTTTTCTGAATCGGAATCAGATATTATCTTTACTTTTATAGTTCCTAAAGGAAGTGTTTTATCTTCTTCTGATTTAGGATTAATGTTATACGTTAAATCGCCTGTCTCTATTACCTGTCCTATGGAGTATAATGACATCTATCCTTCTTTTAATTTTTTAACCTCTACTTCAGCAAGTTCCATCAATTGCATTTTTTCATCTTCCGACAATAATAGCATATCTCCACCGAAAGACCCTTTTGATTTATTAGATATAAGTCTTTGAAGAACACTCGCCATTTTAAGTAAGTGGTCATCATTTTTTACGCTTATATCTAAATAGTCTTTTATTAGAGGAACTGCAATAGTAGCATCTGATATATTATTTATCATAGGTTCAAGTTGGTCTATCAGCCTATTTATCTTTTTTTCTTTTTCTTTAGTAGTAACATAGATATCCTTCATTAAATCTGAAAAAGAAACATTATCGAAAATTATATCATCCTCATTCATATCTTATAAAATGTTGTTTACTATAAATATTTTAATATTATTTTTTTAAATAATAGTTAATAGATTCGTTAAAATCTTCCTTTAGGACATTCAATACTTTAGTAATTTTTTGAGTTTTGATATTGGTTCTCTCTCTTATTAAGAAATACATAGCCTTCTTATTAAAAGTATCTATAGTTCCTCTTATTTTAAATAACTCTAAGATAGAATCTGCTATAGAAATATCCTCTTCCGAAGAAAATATATCGTATATTTGGGAATCCATCTTATCTACCCATTCATCTATAAAACAAGATAATGACTCTCTATACTCTTTGGTATGTACTTCATTCATTAAATCTCTCTCCTCATCCACAACATCTAAATCTACAATTTGCTTTCTTTTAGAGTAGTTTTTGTTGTTAAGAGCAATTAGGTAGTTTCTACCTGCAACTGTGTAATAGGAGTAAGCCTTTCCAGCTTCTTGGGAAAAGTTAGGTAGTTTTTCTGTAAGGAAAGACACCAAATCGTGCTTTAAATCTTCAAATGATAAATCTATATAAGGACACTTATAGGTATTTATCAGATTTTCAGCAAGTTTATCCAAAGATGGATAAATTTCTTTTGAATAGATTAGTTCTCTATCTTTTCTGCTTATTGAACTATTATATCTAATAATAGCATTATCTACATCTAAAGTAAAGTAATTTCTATCCGCTTTCTTTTTCTTCTTCATTAAATTCTTGGGTATTCAAAAAATTATTTACGAATACAAAAGAATCTTCGATTATACTTTTTAGTGTAACAAAAACGAATCCCACCTCATCATCTGACTCAAAAGAACCTCTTCTATCTATTTCTTTAATATGTTCATAATCGTTGTATAGCCTCTCGTTAATCTCCCCAATAAATCCAATAAGATTTTCATTTTCATCTTGGAGATCAGAGGCTATACTTTCGATTGTATCTAATTTACGAACATTTACATACAATAAATAAAGTAATATTAATATAATAACTATTGATATTGTAACAGCGTAAATCATAATTTACTTAATTTAAGAAGGATTAAACATTTGTTTAAATTCTTCCAAAGTTTTTTTAGATTCTTTATCTTTATTATTAGAGTTATCAACACTTTCAGAGTTGTTTTGTTTAGTAACAACTTTTCCTTCCTTCTCATTCTTCCAAGTTCTATACTCGTGCTTTGAAGCCATTAAATCCGCAATATGCATAATATATTGAAGATTTGTTCTAAGGGAAGAACTGTCACTCCTTGAAATGAAGTAAGGCTTGTTACCCTCTTCATATAATCCATCGTGTATCTTTATCCCTAAGTATTCTTCCCATTGTACTGGAACTCCAAATTTTTGTAAAGTGTACAAACTTAAATCTGAAGTTATAGCAAATGGAATTTTATCATTGTAATTGTAAATCTTACCCATATTCTTTCTATGCCACTCACTATCATTAGGAATGTATTTCTCTCTTCCTTCACCAACATATCCTAACTTACCTAAATCGTGGTTTAATGCTACGAATACCAAGTTTCCTTTTGTGAAACCTGACAAATCCATTTCATTTTCCTCATAAAAGTCATAAAGTTTAAGGGCATAATCAACAACTCTCAACACATGGTCAATATACCCACCAGGGAAAGCGTTATGATAATGCTCTACTGCACTCGCAGGTGCTAATAGAAGTCTTTTACCAAATGCTTCATACATTGCCTTTAAAGACTCAGCTCTTTCGGGTAGATATTCATCAATATAACCCATAAACTTTAAATAATGTTCCTTAGACTTGTTTTCCATAACTAATTAATTTTATTGTTTACTATTTTTATACCACTTTTTTATTTCATCATCTGTCATAGAATTAAATTCATCTGGAGTTAGAAGAGCATAATCTCCTTTAGGATTCTGAACTATGCTATCATCATAAATTGGCTCTATGATTACTTCTTCAACATTTTCCTTTCTTAAAACTTTGTTCCCATTGTCAACTATTTGAAATTTTGGAACAGGTTTTTCTATAACAGATACTTTATAGTTTTTTACTTCTTTACTGTCCTCTGCTGAGTCTTTTTTTTTTCTTCAGTAACGTTTGTAGGTTTTCTATTTCTAATTGGTTTCTTTGGTGTACTTGGTTTTCTCTTAGTTCTACTTGTTGTTAAATTACTTTTTTTAGTATTTGTTTTTTTAATCTTCCTTCTTGTTGGACTCTTCTCTACTACTGATTTATAAGCCTCTTCAATCTTTTCGTCTTCTATAACCTGATTGTCTGACTTATAAACTCCTAAAAGTTTAGGAGACACCTCAATTTTCTTGGGAGATGTTTTCTTTGATGCTATGTCGTTTATTAAATAACTTATAGAAATAACTAAAGTAATTGCTAAAGGGTCAAACACAAAAATAATCATTAATATAAAATAATTCATAAGAATATCCATAGGAACTTCAGTAATCTTACTGAGATATATAATGGGTCCAAGTTCAGCTGCAGCATCATTACCAGTTTCCATAGTTAGAATTTCTATCTTAAAACTATCTATTTGTGTTGATAAATCTTCGATTGAGAAATCTAATTTGTTTCTTCTTTCAATAGCATCAGTAAGTTGTCTTTCTAAAGAAGTTCTTGTGGCTGAAGATGTAGTGGTAATTCTCTCGCCACTTTCTTTATCAATATAACTAATAGTAGTACCTGTAGATAATCCATTTCTCAACTCTGTTATATCCGAAACAATAGATTCTCTTTCAGTTTGTAAATCTTCCAATCTAACTGAAAGATTATCTACTTTTGCTTGGACAATTCCAATTTCTTTTTCAACTATTGTATTAGTATTTGCTGTAATCTGATAAGCATTTGATAGAAATCCATAAATACCAGCTGAGGTTATTATCATTAATACTATTACAGCAATGGATAAGTAAATTCTTAATAAGGGTGGAAATACTTTCTTGTTCTGATGCAAAGCATAAGCAGCAATCAGTTTAGATCCTTCTAATACTGAAGCCATTATGATTACAGATATACCTGCTCCTGCAAAAACTTTACTTAATCCGTATACTGAAAAAAACGCAGCAGATGCGGATATAAGTAATGCAGATAATATTACTAATACTAATACAAATCTTTCTTTTAGCATAATGACAATAAAAATATTACTTCTTCTAAATCTTTCTTAAGATATGATAATCTTTCTATAAGTATAGCTTCAGTCATTTGTTTCTTATCAATGCTCTTTTCAATATTAGAAATCATATCTTTTATCTCTAATAGTTTACTTTCAGCATTACCCTTGTATGTATCTTTTATCATTTAATATTGTTTTTAAAATATATTTATATATAAATAGATATATAATTATATCTATATAAAAACTATAAAATAAATATATAATATAGTATATAAAATATTTATATAGTAATTATTATATAATAATATTAATATAATATGCAAAGTTACAGGATTTTTTTGACAAAGTCAATAGTTATTTAAAAAATTAACAAAAATTTAACATATGAAAGTAATTTTTAAGAATCCAATTTCCCAAAAATTTGAACTGGGTATAGTAGTTAAGTCATATAGTGTTAATAAAATTAAAAAATATGACATCATATCTGAAAAGGGAGTGTATCACCCAGCATTATCTACAAATATACGAAAAAAAGGTTACATTAATGAAAAATATACGAAAAATATTGCTTCTAAAATAGAAACAAATCTATCTAAAGAAACTCAAGGTAATTACAAAAGTACAGATTATTTACCTAATATTTTAAAAATAGAGATATAATATGAATACAACTAATAACTATTCAGAATTATTTGATTATTTTGAGCAGTTAACAGATGAATCCAAGATTCATTTCTCTAATACAATATTTTCTAATACTTTAGAGGAAGTGAATAAAGTTTTAGAGGATAATCTTTTCGGAACTATAGAGGAATATTTCCAATCCGAAGAGACTTTTGATGAATCAGATTTTGGGGGAGAAGTACCTGAAAACCTGGAAGGTATATTCGGGCTTAAGAAGAAGGAAGATTCATCAGGAAATAGTCCTGTATATGTGGTTATGGACTTAGATAAAAATCAAGTTCATATATATTCAGATAACACAAAAGAAATAAACAGATTTATTTATGAAAACTTATTCTTAAAGGGTATGTTTTTTATAAAAAATGAGGATACAAGTAATAGAGAAACTAATGATTACCAAGAATATCAATGTATAGACATATTAGGTCAGTTAGAGCAAGACATTTGCTACAATTAGCATATATTTATATAAAATAAGATAGCCGAGCATTTTATTTATTAATCGCCATCTTAGGAGGCACAAAACTATTAAAAATGATTAGGAAAGTAAGTTCAATTCCATTTAGTTCAGTTGATGTATTTTTAAAAAATTACTTTGATACAAAAACTGATTATTCATCCGTACAGGACAAAACCATTAACTATCCTTTAGACTTAATCCAATCTGAGGAAGGATTACAAATTCAACTTGCATGTGTTGGAGCAGAGTTAGAGGATATTACAATTACAGTAACAGCAGATACTTTGCGTATAAAATACGATAAACCAAAAATTGGGGAAGATGTAAATTATATCGTAAGGTCTATTGCCCAACGTTCTTTTGATTTAGGGTATAAAATATCTGCAAGATACGATTTAGAAAAATTAGAGGCTAAACTATCTAAAGGTATTCTTAGTATTGCTATACCTTACAAAGAAAGTCAGCAACCCAAACAAATAAGTATAAAGTCTGAGTAAACACAAAGTCTCGGATATCTTAAAAATCTTTAAAAATTTATGAAACTAAAAGAACTACTTCCTACCAACATAAAAATTCTTCTAACAGAAAATAAAATTGAACAATTAAAAAATATAGCATTACCAGCTTTAGACAATACGGTAAAGGGGAAGTTTTTAGATAAAAAAGAAGTTGAAGAGCTTAAAAAAGAGATAGAATCAAACTATGTTGATGGAGATGTGTCTAATTTTTTTGGGAGAAGAAAAGACGATATTAGACAGAAGGCGTTCAACTATGACAACCCTATCGCCCAAAAGAATATAAATGGTGTAGATTTAAGAATTGCAGAAGGTTTACTTAGAAACAATAAGAAAACCTATCTATTATACGCTGATGGTGAGATAATAGGAGAGTTTTATTCTGTAAAAGATATAAAAATGATTATAAAGTATATGGAAGATAGTTTAATAAAATAATTATAATAATCAATAACATAAATTATGAATTTTTTAAGTGCTAAATTATATAAAATATTATTAGAAGAATTAAATACTAAAGAATCTTCTAAATTAGTTAATCTATTACCCAATAGAATTAATGAGCAAAAAGTACCTTTAAAGTTAGAAAATTGGATTAAAAAGTTATTAATAGATTTATCTAAATATATATCTTTAAGAAAGATAAACATACCTTATTTAGAGTTTCAAGAACTCGAAGATATGTTTAATAAAGGATATAATACTAAAAAAGCAATTGATACAATAGTATCTATAAATGAAGATTCTAACTCTAAAAAAATTAAAGATTTTTATCAAAGAAGTATTATTGCTTCGGATGAACAGTTAAATGATTTATTACGACAGTTAGTAGATTTTAATTCCCAATCTGATTATAAAAAATCTAAAGATCCAAGAAAGAAGAAACTTAAAACGGGTATTCCAAGAATACATAGTGGAACTATAAAAGATATAACAATATCAGATAGAGAAAAAGGTACGGTAGATACCTATAAAGGTATAGTAGATACTAATAAAAAAGAATTTGATTTAGATAAATTAAGGTCACTAATAACTAAACGATATAGTTCACAAGATATACTAAAACAAAATGCAAAAGCCTTAAAATCGGATAGCGAAAATGATGTTATTTGGCAAATTGGACTACCTGCTTTAAAAGGATTAGTAGTTGACGAAAGTGATCCAGATAAAAATTTTATGTTTGTAAATACTTGTCCAGGGGCAGGTGCATGTATATTCTCTTGTTACGCTATGAAAGGAGGGTATGTCCAATATAATGGATCTTTTCTAAGAGCTACCAGATTATTAAATCATTTAGTTAATGATCCAAAAGACTTTGAAAATACTATTATAAAAGCTATAGAGTCTAAAGAATCAGATGCTATAAGAAAAAATAAGCAATTATATATTAGATGGCATGATGCTGGTGATTTCTTTAGTAAAGAATATGAAGATATTGCTGAAAATGTTGCTTTAAAATTTCCAAATGTACTATTCTATGCTTACACTAAAAATGCATCTTCATACAATAGATTGGGTAAGTTAGATAATTTTGTAACTAATTTCTCAAAAGAATCAAATCCAGCCAATTTAAGACAGGTAGATGTAGATTCCGCTAAAACTGCTAAAATAGTTCCAAAAAATATGTTTATAAAAAGAATGAAGTATGTACCTGAAGATTTTGCGGATTATGACTATGTATCTGACATAAAAGAACCTATGGACTTTTCTACGATAAATAATAAAGGAAAAAAAGTCAAAAAGAAACAGTTTCTTATGTGGAAAACAAAGAAAGATTGGGAGGATTTCAGAAAGGAATTAAGCAGAGAAGAAGGTATAAATATAAATACCATACTAAAATATGATGATTGGTATAATAATCATAGATTAGATAAAATAGATAATCCTAATGAAAGGTTTAACGTTGTTATTGTGCCTAATGCGGATGGAGATTTGGCAGCTTCCCGAAAAAATGTAAGAACTTCTTATTTATTAGAACATTAATTATAGTGACATAATCATATCTATTAATTTGGGGTGAGGATAAACATCAGATTTATCCTTCCTCACATTAGTATGTGATAATATACCAGGTATTTTCCCCTCCACAGCCTCATTAAAATATTCAAAGGCTATATCAGCATCAAATTTGGATAGATAGTCTTTCAATCCTTTGTTAACATCGAACTTGTCTCTTTCTTGTAGATATTTTATTAAATTCTTGCAAGATTCTATTTGATTATCGGTGTAACTGTGGTAGAATCTGTTCCCACGAAATTTGTATCCTAAATCTGTGACATACTCAGGCTCTACTTTTTGTCCGTAGATTGTGTAAAAAGAGCCTCTCTTCTCTTTTAGAGGACCATAGTTGCATAATTCTATGCCTACTGAATGATAGTGCATATGTCGATCAACATTGCCTAAATGATATCCCCAATGACCTTCTGGAAATGCTTGTAATACTTCCCCATCGTATTGAGTATCACCGTTTAAACCAATACCTCCTATCACAAATTCAGTTGCTATTGCTCCTCTTTTATCTCTCTCCCAAATATCAATAGTGTTGTAGGGGTTATGACTACCTGCTGTGTGATGAAGAAATAAGTATCCTTTTACCGTTGTAGACTTACTGTATTCATCTTCTTTGAGCCAATATCTTGTAAAGTTAAATTCTTCTCCTTTGGATTCATTTAAGTCAGTTGTATATTCCTCATCCAACAATTTTGACAGCAACTCCGGTGTAACAACTCCATCAGGGTGCATATTATTTTTTATCTGATAGTTTTTAACAGCAGCTTCTGTCATTCTTCCATAGATACCATCTATAGGTTCTATATCTAATGCTAATTGAATCTTCCTAACAGTATCTCCTTTATTTCCAAAACGATAGTACATATTTTTTAATTTAATAGTATTGTGTAATTGTCTTTATAAAATGAATTTTGAGTGCTTCTTTCTCTTTCCCTTTTATCATCTTCAAATCTCCTTATTTGAGTATCAACTATTCTTCTAAGTAATCTTGGGTCATAACTTTCATTAATACCCTCTTCTTTTAAATATTCAGTATCGTAATTTTCAATTATTTTATAGTACAATATTTCTTTTAAATATTCTATTCTATTTTTATCACTTGTATCTTGTCTTATTAATTTTTCATTGTCTTCATTAATGGAATCAAACCTAAAGAAGAAGTTTATTCTATCATCATCGACTAATTTATTTATTATAGATTGGTCTAATATTAAAGATTCCTGAACTTCTAAATCATTTGAAAAATCTATTTCTTTTGGTAATATATCTTGATAATCAAAAATTTTCATAGAGAATGTCACTCCAAGTAATGCTTGTATCCTACTACGATACTCTTCCCTTTGCTCTTCTGTCCATTGGCTTTGATTATAATATCTATCTTCAATTAATAAATTGTATTCATTTAAGAAATCAGATTGTATTTTCGATTCTATTCTTCTTTGTAAAGCAGCTTGTAATTGATTTCTATCTTCTCTTTCCAAATTTCTTGCATTGAATACAACGGGTACTCCTTGAATAAGTAAGTCGTATATTAAATCCTCTGCTCTTTTCATAACTAAAGGAAATATGTCATCTCTTTTTCTTATGTAATCTGAAAAAGATATACCTATACCATACCTTCGTGAAGTATATGAGTATGTAATATCTTCTCCATAAAAAAATTCATACTCTGCATATTCCTCATCATAAGGAAATCTTATTTGATAAGGACCTCTATAACCTGGTCTTACTCTTTCATAATACTCTTTTGCAATAGGATATCTTAATTCATTGTAATCAATCACTACAACTCCTTTTCTATACTTTTCTATCCACTCTTTCTTTTCATTCTCTAATCCCATAACTCCCACTAATATAGTTAAGTTTGGAATTAATCTATTCTCTCCGGGGACAAATTGTCCCCCAGGGAATGCATTCTGATAATTACTTATAAATTGATTACAAAGTCCTGTTATAGCGTCTAATACTTTTTTATCTGCTTCTCCCGCTTGATTGGTTAAATCTATGCCTCTAAAATCTGATCCATATATAGGCGGTATATTATTAGCGGCATCTACCAAGTCTTGTGTAATTACTGCTGAATATATTTGAGAATATGCATCTTTGAATGAATCTAAAGCAGAAGTATTGCCTTGATATATGATAGCACTCATAAGGCTTATTTCTGCGTTTACTACGCTTGTAATTGAACTTAAAAGACTTGCTGCTGATAGTCCTGAATCAAAGGTTTTAAAGCAAAATCCTGACCAAGGAGTTACAAGATAAGGTGGTAGTTTACTTATTCTTATACCAATTACTGTAGTCTTTTGTAAGTACATAGACATAGATACTGCATCTACCCAATTTCTTGCTCCTACTCCAAAATTTGGAGAAAAGAATATATCTGTCCATATTCCTGGAAAAAGAGTTATAATTATAGCGGTTGGACTATCTATAATTCTTGCTGTCCAATAGAAGGTATGATCAAATCTTAATTGACTTGATAATAAAGGACTATTTGCATTTACGTTGAATCTGTTTTGAGAGGAATAGATTAAGGAAGCTGCTTGAAATACGATAGGAACATCGGGTCTTGGTAATATTCTACCACCCGATGTTATATCAAAATGTCTTCTATACAGTTGTTCTGTATATATACCGTGCTTACCTACTTTATTTAAATCTGCAAAGTTATATGTAGTTGGTGTATATTCTGCTATTAACTGTGCTTTAAACAGATTCCACATCTATAGTTTTACTATAAATATCAATTTCTTGAAATATAAGATGAAGATATAGAATAAATGTTAATACCTAATAGAATAAATCCAAATGCTTCAAAGAAAGAAAATCTTGGCAAGATGTTAAAAATAGTATTAAGAGTATAGGAAGAAAATGATAAAATAATTATAAAAAGTAAAGCAGATAGCCAATTTCTCCTATCTTTATCAAGATATTCTCGGTAACTTTCATCACTACCCCCTTGTAATAAATTATCCATAAAATTCTCTGAATATTCCTCTAAACCACTATATAAATTATCAAAAATTAGTTTTAGACTTTCTTTTTGACTGTCAGGAGATGAGTTTTTATAGTCTTCGCTATTTATAAAAATAAACAATTCATTAGACATATGATCTGTTAACTTTGTCTTTAAATCCATAAACTTTATTTAATTAATTTTATAATTTTTTCTAATAAATACTTTTTTTCTTCTATAGATTTACTTTCTAATACTTTATAAAAAGTTTCTTTAACTTTAAGCCTTTTTTTCTTACTGATTTCTATAGCAGAAAGTTGACTTAAAGCATCTTTTTTAGTATTATGAATTCCAAGTTTTTTACTACCATCACTTGAATATACAACCCATTTATCTTTTTCTTTTACAATAGATTCTTCAATATAAATAACTTGATTAGAAGTTTGGAAGTCTTTTTTCCTCATTATGGTTTTAGCAATTATATTATTTGCTATTTTCATAAAAGGTATATTAAGATTATACCTTTCGTCACTAACTACTATTTCTCTATATTTTTTCAAAAAATCTATAAACTTATCTTTTTGTCTATATAATCTTTTAAAGAAACCTGTTAGTTCAGGTATAGATATAGGTTTAACATTTCTTTTATTGTTTAATTGGTCGAAGAAATGACCATGGAAATCTATATTAAAAGGATCAAATTTTTTGTCTGCGTATTTTTCAACGTTTTTTATATCACTTTTTCCAAGTTTTTTTTGACTATCCATATTTCTTTTTAATATAAATATGATATTATTTCATAAAAGTATCGAAATCCTCTATAGCTTTAAATATTCTTAAAACTAACTGAGGAACTATTGCGTTTCCGTATCCTTTGATTGATTCTCTTCTCCATTTTGGAAAGGTAATATTGTCCAATCTGGTGGAAATCCCATCATTTCTGCCACAAACAGGGGATTGAGTTGGGAAGGCTTCCCATCCTGTATTTGCGTATCCGTAGAGTTCTGATGCTGTGTATTGGGGGTTGGTAATTCTCCTAATGTAGCCTTCCCACTCAACATCGAGGCTGTTCCATCTTTCCTCAACTGACCCTTCCAATCTCCCGCTATTGGAGTTGGTAGCATCTGTGCTACATCCCTCAACTTCGCTCCAAACTCCGTTCCTGTGTTGTCCGATACTCTTATCCATCTCCCATTCTTGTTTTTTATCTGACGAGGATCCGATATCCCCCCCTCTATGTCCGATGCTACTGGGGTTGGTAGCATCCCCATACTTGCCATTCTGCCTATATTCAAACTGCGACTGTCTTCCCCTTTCTTGAGTTTCCTTCTCCCACTTTTTGTTAGTTCGCAAGGAGTCTCCACTTCTTGTGTTGTGGGGGTTGGAAGTAGATCTTTGTTCATCATAAGAATTTGAATCTGCTCCCCCAAATTTCCTGGAGGAACTGTTGTCCTTCCTATACTCTCTCTGTATTCCTTTCGTCTCTGGTAAGCCTCTATGCTCCTTCCCTCTATATTCGTTGAGGTTGGAGTTTGTAGCAGACCCCTCTGATATATAAACCCCGTTACTACTTCCTGCGCTAAAGTCCCGCTGTTCCCAAACACTTGCTCCTTCTTCGACAAGTTTTCTGTGTAACTGTCTGCACTTGTTGGAGTCTTCAAGAGTTTTCCTTGCGATAAAGAAGACTCTTTCTCTTTTGTGCGGGGCGTTGATGCCTGCAGCTGGAAGTATAAACGGGATGACTTGGTAACCTTCATTTTCCAATTCAGTACACACCTCATCGAAAACCAATCCTTCGTTCCAACTAATAATTCCACGAACATTTTCTCCAACAACCCACCGTGGTCTGATTTCTTGTATCGCTCTAAGCATTTCTGGCCAGAGATGTCTACTGTCGTTTTTTCCTTGTCTTTTTCCTGCTGTTGAATAAGGTTGACAAGGGAATCCACCGGATAAGATGTCGATGTTTTCTCTGTGAACAGAGAAAGTTGTTTTTTTGATGTCTTCATAAGATATTGCTTTAGGCCAATAATACTCTAAAATCTTTCTTGGAAATTCTTCTATCTCGCAATGGAATATATTATTCCAACCCATCCATTGAGATGCTAAGTCGAATCCTCCTATACCTGAAAATAAAGAACCATGATTCATACTATAAACTTTTTACTATTTCTTCGCATAACTGTTGTGGTATTTTAGACTTATCGTAGGATTTACTTAATCCTTGAGTTCCTGTTCTACTACCTCTTGGGGCAGGTTGATGATGGCAATCTTTATTACCATTCTTACAAATAGGTCTCGGTATCCAAGTTGTACTGTTTGTCCAAATATCTGTTGGCTTTGCTCTTATATCACCATACTTACAGTACCAAACAGTATGCCTATTGAATTCTTGCATCCAAGGCATTTTTCTCATCATTCCTCTTGGATTCTCTATAAAGTAAACAAGATTGGGATTTATCTTTAGATATTCTTTTATAAGATTTATAAAATGAATATTAGTAGAATCACATTGTTTAGCGTACTCTGTTTTTGGATTCACAGTATTTTCTCTATGTGTAGAACAAGCAGCAATACTATAAGTTGTACAATCAGGTGATGCCCATATCATATTAGGTACAAATGGTATATCATCTTTTGTTAATTGACTTATATCTTTTACTAAGTCAATTCCATCATAGTTTTCCCAATCTACTGAGAATACATTGTGTCCTAACTTCTCCGCAACTTTTCCAATGCTACGAGAACCTGCAAATAATTCTAATACGTTCATAATCTTAAAATAACTTTAATTCTTCTAATGCTTCCTTAATTAGGGAAATTCCAAATAACATAGAAAAAATTCCAATGATTCCTAAAATAGTCATAACTTATTATTTTTAAATTAAAAAATCCCCCCACTAATTGTGGGGAGATGCAAATATAGTAAATCTAATATAGATACACTATTTTTTTGAAGTTTTTTTACGAGGTGTAGCAGTAGTTTTCTTATTCTTACCACTAACAGTAAGATTTTTAACTTCTTTAGAACCTTCATTTCCTTGTTCATTAAGATAATTCTTAATAGAAAAATAAAGACCCACACCTACTAAAATCACTCCAAAAGCAATGATTAAAACTTTCATAATTATGAATTTGGTTTAAAAATGTAAATTTAATAAAAATTTATGTAATCTTTAATATATTGACAAAACTATTACTACTTAAGTTTTAATAGTTCTTCCATATCTATAGGAACTATATATTCTTTATCTACTTTCTTAAGTCTTCAATATTTATGGGAACTATGTATGAGCCTCCTTCTTTTTTAATTTGGGAGGCTGGTATTCCTAATTGTTGAGTTATTACCCTAATATATAATATTGCTCTTCTATTATGTTCAGAATTTCTTGCATAATCTTTTGAACTTGATAATGGTGTAAAAGTTAATTCTTTTACATTATAATCAGAATCTGAATCATTACAATACAATATATGTTTTTTTACTATATCTGTTATAGTAGCCATAATATTTTTTAATATACTTGTAGGTATATTCCCAATATCGTCATACCCTTTTTTTACTGTACTAAAGGATATGCTTAATCTTTTTGTCCATGAATAATTTCTTAAACTTACTATATAATTAAGAATACCTACATTTTCAATATCTTCTGTTTCAAATGTATATTCGGTATCATACTTGCAATCTTTTGGTCCCTGAAGTTTATAATCATAGGGATCACCATTACTAAATTCTAAAAGTAAGGATTCTAATAGTAAATCTGTTAGTTTTATCATTTTTTTTTATTTAAAATCGTCTAAATCTATTGGGATAATATAGTTATTTCCTTGTCTTTTTATTGTCGACTTATCAATATTTAATTGTTGTACAAGAACTCTAATATAAAATTTAGCTCTTTTATTATGATCTTCTGAAGATGGGTCATCTTTTGCACTTCCTAAAGCAAGAAAACTGAGATTTTCAAGAGGTAAAGTCTCTTTATTATAACAACCCTTTATATGTTCTCTTACTATTTGTGAAATAGTAGCCATTAAATTCATAAGAATTCTTACTGGTATACCTTGTATTTCTGAATAATGTGATTCTTCTGTACTGAAACTGATACCCAAACTTTTATTATACCTATAATACTCTAATTCTACTTTATAAGTTAAAGTACCTATATTTGGAATATCTTTTATTTGAAATTTATATCTACTATCACCTTCACAAGTTTTATGGTATGTTGTAAACTCATAAGGATCGCCATTACTAAATTCTAAGAGAAGTGATTCTAATAGTAAATCTGTTAGTTTTATCATTTTTTTTTATTTAAAATCGTCTAAATCTATTGGGATAATATAATCGGATCCTCTTCTTTGTATTTTTGATTGGTCTATGTTTAATTGTTGTACAAGAACTCTAATATAAAATTTAGCTCTTCTATTATGGTCTCCTGACATTGGATCATCTTTTGCACTTTCTAAAGCATAGAAACTAAGAGCTTCCAAAGGTAAAGTCTCTTTATTATAACAACCCTTTATATGGTCTTTTACTATTTTAGAAATAGTAGCCATTAAATTCATAAGAATTCTTACTGGTATACCTTGTATTTCTTCATATCCTTTTTCTAATGTACTGAAAGTAATACCTAAGCGTTTTCTTTCAGAAAAGTCTAAATAAGATAACATTACTTTATAAGTTAAAGTATGCGTATTAGGAATATCTTTTATTTCAAAAGTATATCTACTTACAGATTGACAATCTTTAAATCCCCTAAGTGTATAATCATAAGGTTCACCTCCACTAAACTCTAATAGTAACGATTCTATTAGTAAATCTGTTAAATTCATTACTGTTTTATTTTGTTTTTAATTATGGTATATAAATCTTTAAAGGTAACTCCATCCTGGTGATATTTTATACCGTAAGCTACAATTACAAATGTGATAGTATATAGCAAAATAATTGGATAGGGACTCTCTATAAACATAATACTTATTTTATATAAATATATACATAAATATTAAAAAAAAAAGGAGACAAACATTTATGTAAGTCTCCTATTTATTAAAAAATTAATGATTGAATACTAATAATTAATCTCAAACTCTGTGTAGTAGTCAAATGCAACAGCAACACTATCTTTATAAGCTGGTGTCCACATAAGACCATCTACATTTAAGTTTCTAATAGTTTTAACAACTGCTGCACCAAATTGTTCATCACTTGTTCCAAGAACAGTTACTGTTCCTGTAGACCCGTTTGGTCTAATGACAATTCTAACAGAAGCATAGTGTTCTGATTTCTCTTCTCCTACAAACTCAATGTGTTCTTCTACATAAGTTTGTAAAGATTTCTCAGAACATCTCATTTGAGCTTTTGCTCTCTTTTTGATTTCACAGTCAAAGAAGATAGGAGCAGTTACTAAGGGTTGCTCTTCTTCTTCGGTTGTCATCTCAACGACAGTTCCATCTGGAGATTTAGGCAAATCCTTCTCTACCAACAAAGGTTTGTTTTTTTTCGTGGGAGCAGTAACAACAGGAGCATCAACCACACCCCCTGTAGGAGCATCTACAATTACTGTATCTACTGTATCTGTTCCTTCCTGTTCCGTTGTGTCTACATCTCCCCCAGTTGAACAACTGAAAAGAGATAACATTAAAATAAAAAATAAACTGTGTAATTTCATAATGTTTAAATTGTTTGTTTGTGTATAAGTATGTAGTTTTTATATTAATTTATCTTTCTAAAAATAAATATAGTCTATAAACAAAAAAGCCCCAACCAAATGATTAAGAAGGAAGGGGCTTTTGTTTTTATTTAGAGGGCATAATATATAATCTATGGCAATCTCCTCCCATATTATTAATACTATTTCTTGTTTGAAATCCTAAATCGTCATCATTTTCATCTCCTAATAAAAAATTAGCATTTCCATATTTAGATACTGTTTCTTTCACAAAATTATCAAGTTCTATCTCTTCTTCATCTGTTAAATGACTATGATCAGCATTAATTAAAGTAGGTAAAGCCCAATCTGGTATAGTAAAATCAACAAGGTCATCTTTTGATACTTTAACTCTTACAGAATCTCCTTCATTCAAAGCAGAAATACCTGCCAATTGTTGCATTCTCTTAATCTCGTTAAGAGTTACTTTTAATTTGTGAGTTTTCATTTTAATTATTTTTTATCTATTTTTGTGGATACAGTCTTTGTTCTCATAAAATAATAAATACCAGACTCTTTAGCATATTGATAAATATCTCCGGGATTTAATGCTCCAATAACTTTCTTAATTCCCCAACCTCCATCAACCTTAAATTCCCTCCCTTCGTATGGGGATAATTGGAATTTTTTAACTATTTTATCTATTTTTTTAACTTCTTTAGGGTTGTAGTATAAAGTTAACATCTGATACTCAGGGTTTTCAACCAAACCTAAAGCTACAATACCCATAGTATTTTTTACCTTAGCATAATCTTCATTAGATAGTCTACCACTAACAAATTTAACTTGAAATTTTTCTTTTTCTAAATACTTAGCCAAATCTTTTCCAAACAATTTCATATCTTTGTTTAGAGCTTCATTTAAAATACCAGCCAATTGTTTCATTCTTTTAATCTCGTTAAGAGTTACTTTTAGTTTATGAGTTTTCATTTTAATTTATTTGATTTTGCTTTCTTAAGAATATCTTCTAATTCTTCATCAGAAGTAATGGATGCTATTATTGTATCATCATATTTATCTTCATCTACTATTTCTCTTTTGACTACTACTAATTCATCATCTCCGAGATATAAATAGATATTTGGATCTTGTATTGACCATACAGTTCCACCCCAATCTGCGTTATTCCCTCCAGGTCTCCCACTTCCTAAATTATAGTGTTTTATCAAATCAATAATTTGATCTTCAAGGTCAATATCATTGTCCATCTTACTACTTACATACTGATATGAACTTCCCTCTTTTAAGATTCCCGCCAATTCTTGCATTCTTTTAATCTCGTTAAGAGTTACTTTTAGTTTATGAGTTTTCATATTAATTAGTTATTTATTATAAATATACTAAAATAGTTTAAAAAAAGTTTTGAATAATCAATCCAACCTTAAATCGTATCTCTGTATTTCTTGCTCTATACTGTCTATTTAGATTATGACCAAAGACAATAGAATTAACGTGCTGTTCTACAGGATTCCACTTTAATATCTTATTATAGCCAAGCACCGGGAATAAAAAATCTGCGAAGAAGCCGATTTTCTTGTGAGGCCGATTTACATAACGATAATACAATCCTATAGTAGCACCATCCACCACCATTGAAGTAGTTGTAAATTGAAAGTACCCACCCAAAAAATGATTGTATCCCCCCAAACTACCTTCAATATCCCTATCTATACTCCTTTTTAGCCTACTTATAACGCTATATCGTGTATCTATAGAGATATCAGGTACATTATTTGAGATTAAAGTGGCATATGTGTTGCCTCTACGCACTTCTGATTGGAATAATACCCAAGTATTGCCCATATTTGCCCCTATTTCTAATGGGAGGGGTAATCTACCATCCGCATCAAAAGAGGGACTTAAATACGCTCCAAATGCGTAAATAAGGCTTTTTTGTTGGCAAGATGCACTCCACGCTACCAATATTCCTAATAAAACAGTTAAAAAAGCCTTTTTCATAGTATTATTCTTTATTATCTGATTGATTCTGCCAAGTTTCAGATACATCATCTGTTTTTATAGGTCCACCCTTCACCCACGTTCTACAGGTTCTTGCAGAGTGGCACTTAAAGTGATGCATCCAGCAGTATCCTAATACTCCATCATCATCTTGTAGTTCTCCAGGCATACACTGCTTCATTCTTGGAGATACATCAAATGCAGCACAGTTACCACATAAAGAAGACTTTGCTGCATCTTCTTCTGTGTTCCAAAACTTTGCTATTTGTTTCCAAAAGTTTCCTGGCTTATCTACGTTTAAAGGACCATACTTAATGTGGTCTGCTTTAATAGCCTTGTTTCTATTCTTTGTATTAAGTTTTAAATCCTTTGTTGGTTTAGGACAAGGATAGAGTTTCTTCTTGGCTTCTTTTAATAGTTGTCTTAGTTTAATCATCTTACTTATTTTTATCATCTATATCGAATGCTTTCAATTTACCTGATTTGTCATATCCCATATTTTCTGGGCGTATATCAGAGGCTTCTATACCTAACATTCTATACGACCTAACTATATCTTCTAAATCGTTAATAAATTTTTCTAACTCTGAATCAATTTCTTCGTCTAATTCATCATAATCTAAATTATGTATATACTGTATAGGAAGTTCTTGATTATCTAATATATTATCTACTTCATAGTACATATCTTCTATAGAACTGTCTTCTTCTAATTCTTCTTGTACTATGAGTGTCACTCTATTATCTAAATCTACTACATCGTAGATATCTGCAAAGGCATTATACTTTGAGTTACTTTTCATTATTTCTTTTGCTAATGATGCCTCGCTTTTAGAACTTGTAAACTTAAAGACCTTCCCCTCATCATCAGAATATGCTTCACCAAAGTCTCCCCTTCCTAAATAATTTAAGTCTGAATAATCTATATCATATTTTTGTTTTAACATATTGTCGTATTTGGAAATATCATATCTTTCTTTTAAAATACCTTCTACAAGTGGCTTTAGTTTAATCATAAGGCTGGGTCTATTAATATGGATATATTCTACTGTTTATTCTTATATATACGCCAACTGTAAATCTATATTCGGATGGTCTTGTTTTGTGAAAGTCATCTTGCCCAAAATTTTCAGGAATACCAAACCAATATAGTTTTTGATGCTCCATCCCATTTGCTACCGTTGAGGGAGGTCTTCTTTGCATACTAAAGAAAGGTAGTTGTACTTGTCCAAACATACCAACGTTCTTAAAGTCTTGTGAGTATCGTAAGAGTCCTCCCAAAGCACATCCATCCACCCACATACTTGTAGAGTTAATCTGTCCGTATCCTCCTATAGATATATTATCATTCATATTATGATAGCCGTATAGTCTTGAATCCATAGATATGGAAGGAGCATAAGGAAATGTTTTTGTTAGGTAAGTATCCCCTGACCTAACGTCAACTTGAACTCCTCCTCCCCAAGTTTTATACTCCATCTCCATCATAAACATCCTAATAGGAAGCTGGTCGTTGTCTTGCATCATAAAAGGCATAATACCTGCTCCAAGTTTTAAAACACCTACCGATGATCTTGCACTTGAAGGAAAAGTATAGCATCCTGTTTGTGAGTACATTGTAATTACTAATAAGAATGCAAGGGTTGTTAGTATAGTTTTCATATTTTGTGTTTTTTCATTATGTATAAATTTTACCTTTAACAAATCCTCCACCATTTTCTATCATAGAACGTATCTGTTCTTCTGAATACTTTTTTGCAATTGGTGTGTTTCCCAAATGTAAATTACCGATTACCTTAAGACCTTGGGGTAGTTTTTCAAGGGATGTGCAATCCCATAAATTTAAATTCTCACCCACCTGAAGTCCTTGAGGCAGTTCTTTGAGTGATGTGCAATCATCTAAACTTAAATTCCACTCTACCTCAAGACCTTGTGGAAGTTCTTTTAGCGATGTACAACCTTCTAACCATAAACTCCTACCCACCTGAAGTCCTTGTGGAAGTTCTTTTAGCGATGTGCAACCTTTTAAATTTAAATTCCATCCTACCTTAAGTCCTTGTGGTAGTTTTTCAAGAGATGTGCAACCTCTTAAAGATAAATTATCACCCACCTGAAGTCCTTGAGGCAGTTCTTTGAGTGATGTGCAATCATCTAAACTTAAATTCCACTCTACCTCAAGACCTTGTGGAAGTTCTTTTATATCGGTTTTACTCAACTCCAAATCACCTTTAACGTTTAAATCTTCTTTCGTAAGTTTAAAGACGTTAGGATTTAAGAGCTTAAGCCTTAACGGAATATTTTGCTCTCCTTTTTCCTCTAAAAATTTAAAGAACTGTGCTATATGTTTTTTCATTATCCTACACTTTATTCGTAATCAGAAGCAATAACATTTCTATTTCCTACATCGTGAAACTGCTGACTACCATATCCAAACTGGTAAGGTGCTTTTCTATCATTAGTGTTAAAGAATATATAATAGTCTTCGTCTTTTATGTACTTTTTAAAACTATCATAGTTTCTCATAGTACAAATATCTAAAGTGATATCTCCACTTGCACATTTTGCCAAATATTTAGTGTATACTTTAAAAGTCTCTTCACTATCATTTCCTTGAGATACTTTAAAGCATTGATACCCTGCCACAACACCTAATAATTCTACACCTACTTGTTTTAACTCATCTATACCCTCTTTAGGTACTAAGTTTTCTCCTTGTTCATACTCGTAGGGTAGTTTGTCTTCTGCATCTGCTATATTAGTCCTTAAATCTTCTACATTAGTGTATTTTGTTATATCTTTTTCTTTGAGATATTTTGCTATCTTTTTACTAACAAACCTGGATATAAGACCTTTTCCAAAACTGGAATCTCCAAACTGGTCTATATCTTCCTTTGGGAGTTTTTCTGCTGCCACCATTTTTAACAACCATATAAAATATTGAGGTAAATCTTTTAATTTGGTATTATCCTTATTAGCACGAGATACAGTTAAATTAGAGATTTCGTTCCAAACATCTTCCGACATTTTTTTACCTTTCTCTTTTTTACCTCCTATCTTAACAGGCTTGTCTAATTCTCCTTCCCCAACAAAAGTTGCCTTTAATTGGTCTAACTGAGATTCTGATAGAATTCTTATACTCTCTAAGATTAACCTATCATATAATTTGTAAAAAGTGTTTTGTTTTTTCATTTTTTTAGATATAACAATTACAATTCATTAGGGTCAAATGTTGCGTAGACTGTTCCAGCCATCTTACGGAATTCAGCATTTGGTATATGCTGTAATATGACTCTTTTATATATTTTTTCTCTTGCAGGTTCGTGTGAATATCCTTTTCCCCATTCACTATCCTTTCGGACTGGAAAAAATTCTATAGTATTTATAAGATGTCCTTTCTGTTTACAATTTACTATATGATCTTTACATATTATTGCTACGGTACTCATTATTTTTATAAGTTCCTTGAGTCCAACATTTAGTGCATCCATAGCTTTTTCTTCTGTACTAAAAGAAACATTAATTGAATTAGTTTCCTCATTGCGTAAAGTAACAAAAAAATTATAGATGACACCATTGGTTTCCTTACCATCTGTTGAAAAGGTATATTGAGATAATGCATCTTCTCTTCCACAGATTTGAATTCTCGTATCATAAGAATATGGAGTTCCTGTTCCAAATTCATTTAATAGTTGTTCAACTAATTTTAAATTGTTATAATTATCTTTATATTCTAAAGTTCCTTGTTTAATGAATCCTCTTGCAAGTCCTGCCAATTTTATTGATTCATTAACAGTATTAGCAGTTTGTTTAGCCTTTTTCATTTGTTCTTCTTCCTTTTTTTTAATGATATAATATAGAGATCTTTGAATACTTATTAGATTTTTAGGTACTTTTTGCCCCATATCCTTATATATTTGAGACTTTCTTTTTATACCTAATAAAATATCCTTAACCTTAAATAAAGGCAACTTTTTATAGTAATCCTTTAGTTTCTTCTCCCGCTTTTCTGGTGTTGAAAGTTCTTTGTCTGATTTTGTCATAATATTACTGCAATTGTTCTGCATCTTTAGCCAAAAATGCACTACCTATTATATCTTCTAATTCTGATAATACTTCTCTTCTAAATTTGGAAGGTATATCTTCAATGTATTCTGGATACTTATTGTTTCGTATAATGTTTACAACTAACCATTTTTTTAAAGGTCCTTCAAATTCACCTGTATATCCATCATTATCCAATACTATATCCGCATAAGCATCATCTGAGATACTATCTAAGTTAGTAGTTTTCTGTTTAATGTCATCTCCAATTAGATACTGCTCTAAATATTGAGTTGCATCATACCAATCCTTTCTTATTTCTATAGCCTCCCCCAAAATTTTTTTAGCCAATTTAGATAGTTTCATTATAAACCTTTTTCACCATCCAAATAATCATTAACTGCTGTCATATAGTCCGAAGCCTTTGTCAACTTAGACTGAACCCAGGAAGGTAAATCCTTCCTACCCTGTATCATCTTATGAATCATATACGCATTCTTGACAATACTCTTTAGTTGAGACTGTGCCATATCACTTTCAAAATCTTCATCCGATATAGCACTATTGATATCATCATTATCCGAATAAAAATTCTTTAAATTGGATAAGATACTTTCTTCTATATTCATTGTAAATGTTTTATATAAATATACTAAAGTTTTCTGTTCTTCTCCCGCAAATCTTTTCGAGCCTTCTCTTTTCTTTGCTTTGCAATTTTCTTAAATTCTTTCTCTTGCTTCTTGCGAAGAATTTCTTCCCTTCTCATCTCAAATGCTGTTTTAGAATTCTCCTTAACCGACTCTGGTGTTATAAATAGTAAAGTTCTTTTAAAGGCTTCATCAGGACCTCCTCCATTATATCTTGGTATAGATAAAGAGAAATTTTTGTCCTTTAATACCTTTACACTACTCATACGACTTAACATAAAGGTTCTCCATCCATGGTCTGCAAAACCTCTTAACGATACTGAGGGTGGTTCAACATGTATTCTAATTAAAAGTCTATCCCTTTTTGATATCCCTATGGCAACAGGTTTACCCTTTACCCTTCTACCCCTTTTAACAGGCTTTCTCTGTCCTTTTACAAAAGTGGAAGGCTTGGTTGGTCCTGAATAATAAAACTCTATCTGATTTAGATTTAAAATAGCATCTACGATAGGTTTAGCAGCTCTTGTTTTAGTTAATAATGGGTCAATGTTCTTTCGTGGGGCTGGCATAATACTACTTTCTTGGTAAAAAAATTTTTTCTCCGGAATTTTTTAGTGCGTTGTGTTTTCTATAAATAGTCTGGATTTGGGAAATGAATTCATAAGTGTACTCCCCTCTCCCAAACTTTTTGATACTGTTAACAGACACTCTTCTATGGGTAAAAAAATTGACCTCGATATGAAAACAGGTGTGGGTGATTTTCTCCGGTGGCTTTGCCCTATCGCCAAGAAACCCCCCCCCCCTAACAAAATAATAATCGGGGATCGGTTGATCCGACCCCCAATACTATTTTAGTGCTTGTTAATTACTATGTTGGTTTTACCTTTGCCGACAGTCCCGGAGCATAGTCCACAATTGGCACAGGTGACTCCCCTATATGAAGGGCAATAGATACCGTTAGTGCTATCGGTTTCAAAAGTACGGAAACCGTAGGCATTTGCTAAACTTGAATTAAACATACTTTTGTCGCTATGGCTCGAAGCCATAAAATATTTAAAATATTCAGATTTGGCCGGGTTGTGCCACTCGTGGCTATACCCGGTCCACTTGCCTACTTTTGTAGCCAAAAGTTCTACCGCTTGAATAGGCATATTTGTAGGGCAACCATATGTGCCGAACCTTATATACTTCTTTGTAAATTTCTTATGGTTAATAAACTCAATGAGTTTACTTTCAATCTCACTATTGTATGTACTAAATTCTAAATTTGGGTTAACTCGGACGATTGAACGGATCATAGACAAATTACCTTTACTTTGATCAGGATGAAAAGTATAGCAACCTTTAAACCTCATTGGACAAGACATACAATTATTAGAAGTAAATTGAGGACTAAGAAACCCGGTTTTTAAGTTAGTGCCTTTGCCACCATTGGCAACAAATTTGATTTGTGACATATCGAAATGATATGTTTGCAAAATCACCTCTTTAGGCGAAGCGATTTTTGAATTTGTCGTATCGCCTAAACGTACAACGTTTAGGACTTTTCTGTCATCAGAAAGAAAAACTACTTTTTGAGCTTGCATATTTTATTGTTTTTAGTTAATCAAATAATGATGACACAAAGATAATATATTATGTATCAAATTTCCAAAGATATTTTAATATTTTTTTAAAGTTTTTTTTATAAACAAATTGTTTATTATTCTGGGATAATAAAACGATCTGTTTGATCTGCTGTGGGTGGGACCCAGGTCCCCACCGGAGGTGGTGGGTCAAACACGAAACCATATTGCCGGGTATATAGTATCCTTATAAGGAATAAAAAAAGGGACATATAGTCCCTTTTTTTATATTTCTATTATTGACTCTTTTATAATGTCAATAATTTTATTTCTGGGGATCACCCATCCTCCAGAACTACCTCCATCCCATAGGGTAAGACAGTAGAATTCATTAAACTTACCTCCTTTACCATACTCCTCTAATACTTGTTCTAATCTGTCTGGCTCAATCTCCCAGATTGGGTCTTGAGCGATTAGGAGATCAGACTGAACATACATATCTTCGCCAATTAATTCTTTAATCTTATTGGCTACTTGTTGTACTTTATAATCTATTTGATCACATTGCCACCCGGTTAGGTGGTAATACATTGGTTCTCCGTTTCCACCAATGTTATTTGACTTTACTATTATAGGGAATCTGAAATTTATTTCCCTATCATTGTTTCTTCCTCTGACCACTTGGTCGATAATATAAGTTTTTACTTTTTTCATTTTTTTTTAAGTTTTTAAGTTTTTAAATTTGGGGAGAAGCATTAGCCTCTCCCCGGCTTTTTAGTCGTACATTGAGTTGACATAGTCAACTGCAATATCTGTTGTTTTCTCATATATCATCTCCTCTGTTATCCATTCTGGGATATTGTCACAATGTACTTTCACAATGTAGACTTGATCAGCCGTTGAAGGCGAATCATAAGATGCATATTGTCCGAAATCATACTCAAATTCAACCTCGAATTCGATATACTCGTTTGTCTCTGGGTGTTCGAACCACACCCAATCTTTCGCTATTACACTCATTTTTTTTGTTTTAGTTAATTAATCAATGATGACACAAAGATAATATAATATCTCTGACAATTCCAAATTTAGGGGAAAGTTTTTTTTACTTTCCCCAATTTTTTTAGATAGCATTCACAGAATCAATAATCTGAAATCTGTGATTATCAATAGATATTCTATTAATGTTCTCTAATTTAACTCTTCGCATATCAACTCCTCTTGGATTTTTAGAGACTTTGTTCCAAACGTCACCGATTTTCCCGGCAAATTTGGTGAAATCTGGGAGAAGATATGTCTTCTCCTTTACGTTTACATTTTCTACTTTTCCATCATCGTCATTGAGTTTTACCTCATAGGAAAAATAATACTGTTCTTTGGTTTTATGCTTCGCCAAAACCGGGGAAATGTACGTTACATATGTGCCTTTGAAAGCACTTTCTTCTGCCCCGTGTCCGTTGTTTTCAGAACGGACTCTGTAAGCCGTTGTACCCTCTTTGGTTGTGCCTAAAGAGGCTACATTTAAGAGAGTTTTTACATATCCGTTTAATAACGGATTAGGCTCTTTTGTTTTCCGGTCCTTAACGACCATTTTTGGTTTTAGTGGAGTTGTTGTTAGCAACTCAACTCTTCTGTAATGCTTTACAGTTTTTAAGAACTCCTTGAGCTCTTCTACTGTAATTTTCTTAAATTCTTTTTCTCTCATTTTTTTGTTTTTTAGTGAATGATGACACAAAGATAATATATTATCTCTGACAATTCCAAATTTCGGGGAAAGTTTTTTTTACTTTCCCCAATTTTTTTATCCTAACTTCGATAAACAATGTGGTCCGAACCCACTTTCAATAGATTCAGGTACTGTTAACTTTCTACCACAAGAGCCACAACGACCCTCGTGGTATATAGACACTCCTTTAGGTATAAACCCATTTAGGAGTCTTTTATATGTGTAGTTGAATGCAACTACAGGCAATGACTGATCTGTCATTACACTTTTCTTAGTTAGAGTGATTTTATCTCTGTTAGGAAATAGCATCCCAACATAAGAGAAATCATTATTGTTATCACTCCCGGTTAAGAGCATAACAAAGTATTTTGACTCATCGAAATGAGTCTTAATAACTTTATAGGTATATCTGTTCTTTGCTGAACAGATTGTAAAGGTGGCATTACCACCTTTAATAAATTCGATTGCTTTATCTGATTGTTCAAATTTGTTTCTCATTTTTTTGTTTTTAAGTTTAACAATGGGTCAAAGATAATATAATATCTCTGACAATTCCAAATATATTTTAATGTTTTTTTAAAGTAATTTATTCCCGGAAAATACACCCTAATACCTGATCTGATCTGATCTGTTGGAGTCATACCACAGGGACCCTGGTCCCACCTCCGGTGGTGGTGGGTCAAACACGAAATGAGTGGTATGTTGTATGTATATCCTTATAAGTAAAAAACCCCTCCCCAGAAATCTGGGGAGAGGTGATTAACAAAAACAATGAGAATGCAAATTATATCTTTATGTTCTTAAAGAACTGTTCTACTGTTGGAGCATTCCAACTATTACCTAAAGTCTTATATCGTTGAGTATTAGATATGTCTACTACTTTATTATCTACAATACCTCTTTGAGTATAGTTGGTTGGGAGTCCTTGTAACCTTTCACATTCTGTTGGTGTAAATTTATGTACCTCTTCTTGTCTATTTCTGACAAATGTACATACCTGTCCTTTCCACATAGTAGCAGTTAATGTCCTTGCTTTTTGATCAGAATATTTAAGTTTATTTTTTCTTGGTTCTCCTCCCCAATGTAGGTCAATAAAATTAGGATACTTATTTGAGAACGTTGCATCCTCATCCAATATATCTTTAATTACCTCTGTATTGGCTTCTGCCGGGTTTTTGTACGGTATGTTAGTCCAATATAGTCTTGGTCTATTTTGTGCTGAAAAATCAGCACTATTGAGTTTAATAGGATTAACTCCTAAAGCATTAGATATGACTTGTATTGAATCTTTATTCATTACTACGTTTTCAAGGAAAAAGTATTTAGGGTTGGTCTCTTCCAAGAGTCTAACAAACTCAAAGAATAACTTACTTCTATCATCCTCAAAGTTTAATTGTTTACCAACAAAACTGAATCCTTGACAAGGAGAGCCACCTATTAATAAATCTATTGGTGTATCTTTCATAGATACTTTGGTTACGTCTCCCAAAAATTTTGTATTGGGAAAGTTAAACCGGGTTATTGATTGTGCATATGAATCTATTTCAGATGCATAATAATTTTCTATTGTATGGTTAGTTTTGTTTAAAGCATATTGTCCTACAGATATGCCATCAAAAAGGGATAATACATTCATCATTATTTTGTTTTTTAGTTTTTAAATAAGGGATGGGTAAACCCACCCCTATTTTTCTATTTTAAGTCAAAGAATTTATCTATTAACTCTTGATTCCAATTGCCTTCTCTATACATTTCTCTTGTATATTTTAGGACTGTCTCTTTATCAAAAGGTAGATCAGATCTTCTTGCTAAATCCTCATTTAAGAGAACTAAAAAAGAATCTCTTAAAAATGCAAGGTCATCCAATTCCTTTGACAACTCATCGTGGGTATATTGGATAAACCCAAGACGATGCTTTAATGTGATTACGTTTTCAGTTTCCATAACTTTAAGTTTTTTATTAACAATGAGTCAAAGATAATATAATATCTCTGACATTTCCAAATTTAGTAATTAACTATTTACCGGGTTCTTCTAACTTTTTTAATGAATCTTCCAATTCCTTTTTTAAATTAGGGTCATCGTAAGAATCAGCACAAAAGTCTAATACAAAATTGAATCTATCTATTAATAAATTAATAGCAGTCAATTTATCTAAACCGTACTGTTCCATAGTCATCTGAATGTGTTCGTTCAAAGTTTTACTATCATCCATTGTTATTATCTTTTTCGTTTTCTAAAATTGATATCATATATTCATAAGTTAAAAGTATCTCTAAAGCGTGATCTGACATACCATCCTCTACGTCTAATGCTAACTCGTAATTTTCCTTTAGGATAGATTTAGCATCCTGTTCAGATACCCCATACTTATCTACTATTTCTTTTATTTTATCTTTCATATTATTTGTTTTTAAGCCTCCCCCCGGAAATCTGGGGAGAGGCAACATAACCTAATTTAACAATAACTGTGCTTCTTTTAATAAATTGATATTAAATTTCTGCGTTTTAAACATATCACTCAAGGGTCTTGCAGACCTAAACTTTAAATTTGATTCTTTATCGAATAAAAAGTTTTGGAAATCTCCACCCACTAAACTCTCCTGAACAGTATTAAATACTCTCCAAGCGTTGTTTCCTGTGTCCATACCTCTTTTTGGGGTTAGGATGGAATCAACTGTCTCATCTGGGATAGAATTTAAGAATTCCCTTAAATCACTACTCTTGATTTCATTTCTGATAGAGAGTCCTCTTTTTGCAAGATTTCTCTTTTCTTTATCAGTTAGGGTTCTATCGTTTAAAGCATAAATAGGTTTCATACTCTTTTGAATACCTTTTACTAACTTTTCTATCGTAGATTTAACCTCTTTGATATCATAGGAGTCGTGACGAATTCTGAATCCATCCCCTAAAGATTCTCCACCTACTTGGACCGGGACAACAAGTCCATTAGAACAAACAAGTCTAAATAACCCGGCATAGAATCTAAAAGAAGATTTGCCATTATGGGCATTAACAAGACTAATCTGGGGATAGATTAAATCATCCTTGTGGGATATCGCAATTGGATGGTCTATTCTAAACTCCACCATATGTTGTGCATATAGTGGGTTTACGTCTTTGTTCTTTCTCTGCTTTGCAGAGACAGGAGTCCACCCTAATTTTGTAACGTCTTCTATAACGTCTTTTGTTGAAACAAACTTAAACCTCTTGGTTAAAGTCTCTTGTTTTGCTTCTGCATTTATTGCGGGTGCAGAAGTGATCATTTCTTGCATTGATAATTGTCTCATTTTTTTAAGTTTTTAAATGTTTAACAATAGGTCAAAGATAATAAAATATCTATGACATTTCCAAATATTGGGGAAAGTTTTTTTTACTTTCCCCTAATTTTTGATCAGACCGGGTTATTGTATGGATAGTGTTCGAGGCATTACTCCACCATATACAAATTTGGTTACCTTACATAACCATACAGACATATTATCCAAAGAGCCACCACCTATATGATGAGTCCTATAGACTGCTCCACCCATATATTCATGGTCGTAAGTTAATACTACCCTTGGTCTGGGTATCTCCAAAGGTATTTTTGCAACTGTTAAAGTTACCAAATCTTTACCCTCTGATAAATGGTCTAATAATGTATCTGCTCCAGATACCATTTCTAAATCCTCTCTATCTCCCTCCCATTCTGGCAGTACAATATACCACCTATTGTCCGGGTCTTTTTCAAAGGTCAATTCCTTTATTGTGCTTTTAAATAAGTTCATAATTTTAAGTTTTTTTAAGTTATTAATATTGGGGAGAAGTATTAGCCTCTCCCCGGCTTTTTATACCCTTTCTAAAAAGTATACCTCGGAGGGATCGTACTCCGTAATCACAGAGGTATCCTCACAAATGTGGGAGGGTATATATCCACATTTATCAAATAATTTTTTTGTAGTTAAAGAAGATTTGCCATACTTCTTTAATTCAAATAGGATACTTTCTGCAAAAATCATCAAGTCATCCCGGTTTTGGAAATACCATTCCAAAAATTTACTTTCTTTTATTTTATTTTTCATATTATTTGTTTTTAAGTTTTTAAATTTGGGGAGAAGCATTAGCCTCTCCCCGGATTTTTAGTCGGCACAAGTTAATTCATCCAAATAAATCTCATACCAAAAATTGAAGAGGTCTTGAGCCTCTTCTGTGAATCTCCAATCCCCATTTGGACCCTGGGTATATGGATTTGGAAATTCTTCTTTTACTTTCTCTTCAGCCATATCTGAAGCCATTTCTAAAGTGTTCATCTTCTTAAAACTGTTTTTAGTAATGAGTAAAAAATAGTGATTATCCCAACTGTTGGGAATAAAGATAATGTTAATTTCATATGGACCGGGATATCCACCCAATCGATAATGAATAACATAAATCCAAAACATAGTACAACTACGCCAGAAAACAATTTATCTATTGCAGTTTCCATTGTTGGGATGATTTCTTCTCTCTCTTGCATTTTTTTTGTTTTTTAGTTAATCAAATAATTATGACACAAATATAATATAATATCTCTGACAATTCCAAATTTTGGGGAAAGTTTTTTTTTACTTTCCCCAATTTTTTTACCGATTTCGGAAATTAAAAGTAAACGTATCGGTATCCCAATTTACTTCTTGGTTTCTTTCCGTTGAGTTTTTAACAATTCTCCCGGCATCACAACCAAACCATCTTCTGCTCAATCCGATCAGCCAATCTTTGGCTTCCTGTTCGGTTTTAAATTCCATAGAATTAGAAGACCATACGTTTTCTCCGACTCCTAATACTTCAGCTCTAAATGTTTCCATAACTTTAAAGTTTTTAAAAGTTAACAAATTTGCTTTTTTTACAGATTTACTCTGTTCTTTTAAAAGAACTCCATTTCTGTGGTTCTTTAATGTTGTTTGCGAATACCCGGTCTGAAGACCAAATATTGCTAATGCTATTATTAATAATTTTTTCATTATTTTATGGTTTAAATTAACATTGGATCAAAGATAAGGGATATGTATGAAATTTACAAACATATCCCCATATTAATTTACTCTTCTACAAACATATTATTGTAGATTTCATTGAAAACACCGACTGCAAAGTTAGCATCTTCCGTAGAAATAGAATCTGATATATCATCTAATACCCCACTTCTATACTCCTCAAATTGCTCCTTGTCGTAGTCTTCAGTAATATATTCTATCTCATTCCAAAACTTATCTCTATCACTCTTTAACAACCACACAAGGTATGAATAATTTTCCTCCATCACCAAATCCCCACAATCGTAGAAATTTTTTCCTCCAAAGTCACATCCCGGCTCGGAGAATTCTATTTCAACTTGACAAGCGAATTTAAAAGATAGTTTACTTGCCCATTCTACTGGAGGACTCCAAGCAGAATCAAAATACAAATAAATGCAATCGTGACCTTCTGTAATAGAAAGTTCTTGTTCATTAACATCCCACTTTGTTCCATACTCATTTACGTTGTGGTTATACCAATCAAAATACTTTTCATCAATGATAGTATCGCTTTGAAATGGTATACTCTTGTCGTATAAGTATTCCTTTGGAAACAATCCAACTGTTGCTTGGAATATTCCTTGGTCTTCCTTGCGAGAAGATATTAAGTTTTTAATCTCCTCAAGGGTTTCGGTTTTAGTGCAACCGATTTTGACTGTGTTACTGCACCAATTTGGCATAATAAAAAGTTTTTAAGTTTAACAATGGGTCAAAGATAATATAATATGTATCAAATTTCCAAATTTATTTTGATATTTTTTTAAAATAAGTTATTCCCGGAAAATACACCCTAATACCTGATCTGATCTGTTGGGGGGGGATGGTACAGGGACCCAGGTCCCCACCGGAGGTGGTGGGTCAAACACGAAATCACATTTCCGGGTATACTATATCCTTATAAGTAAAAAACCCCTCCCCAGATTTCTGGGGAGAGGAATCAACTTCTACCAAAATAATACTATACTTATTAGCATAATTTTGACTCATCAAATTCATCGTAAATAACTTTGGCTCTACACATTTGCATTTTCCCATTTTGGAAATATGCTTTCCATAAGTCACCACTTTCTTCTCCTTCCCCACTTAATTCAAAGACAGTATTGGGGTGGTTCTTACTGTAAGCTCTCATATCTTCTTCAAAGTTATACCATTTGACTACGTCATCGAACAAATACTCGTAATCAGAAAGTTCTCTTATTTCCTGCTCGTAATCAGTCTTGTGGTCATCTCCATTGGCTACTTCTAATTCAAATTTGGTGTAATATCCCATTTTTTAAGTTTTTAAGTTTAACAATTTAATATGAGGGGAGAAGTGTTAACCTCTCCCCAAGTTTTTATTAAGCATATACATACGAAAAATAATAATCATTCAAATCGAATTCATCATTATTAAGCATATCCATAAAAGTTGAAAGGGAATGAACTCCTATGCCATCCGAATCATTTAAATCGAATTCAGACAGAACCTCTTTCAGTACGTCAGTAGAGGTGGCTTGAACTGAACCTCCTATGTCATATTTAGTTCCTTCAAGGAACTCACAAACATTTCTTGGCTCTACTAATGAACCTTCGGCCGGGATTAATACTACAAAAGTTTTCATAATTTTAAGTTTTTTATTAACAATAGGTCAAAGATAATATAATATCTATCACAATTCAAAATATATTTTAATATTTTTTTAAAGTTTTTTTATAAACAAATTGTGTTAAAACCTTGAGAAGATCCTACGATCTGTTTGATCTGGGAGATCTTGGGGGGGATTAGGTGGAGGAAGGGGGTCAAACACGAAATCACATTTCCGGGTATACTATATCCTTATAAGTAAAAACCCCCTCCCCAGATTTCTGGGGAGAGGCTCTAACAACTCTGTCCGAAACTATTCTACTCGTAAAAGTAACCTTGACATTCACAAATCTTTGGAGATGATTCTTCATATTCCCAATTCTGTGGATTCTCAACTAAATTAGGATACTTAATATCTTTTGAATACTCCCCACTACTATTATCTTTGAAAGCCATATTAATACCCTTACTTCTCATCAACTCTGTGTAATTCTTCAAAGACTTATCCATAGTTACCCCATTCATTTCAGCAAGTAACTCATAGTAATCCTTCCCTCCAAACTCACCATACCCCTCATAATTCCTTTCCTTCCAAATGTTACCTTTGTCATCTACCATACATACTGTAAAGGTATTTTCTACTGAATAAGCATTTGCAATGCTTTTGTCTGTGTCTTGTGTTTTCCAAGAAAAAAATCCCATAATCTTAAGTTTTTAAGTTTAACAATGATGCAAATATAAAACGACTTTCCTAATTATCCAAATCCTACCATAACTTTTTTAGTGAAAAAGTTACACCTTATATATAGTATAATAACTTTGATAGTAGGGGAAGATCTGTCAACAGGGACACCGGTGGGGATTTAACCCCACCCCACCCCCAGGGGGGGGGGGCAAACACGAAATCACATTTCCGGGTATACTATATCCTTATAAGTAAAAAAGAACCCCTCCACCAAAAGCTGGGGAGAGGTTCATCACCAATTCCAGATATAAAACAAGTTATTATGCAAACCAATTCTCTATATGATTCAATACATCACCTACCGTATTACAAAAGGACTTATCCCCAGTTACAGTAATCTCATATAAATCACCCTCCTCGGAAAACCTTATAGACATATCATCCCCCTCCATAGGCTTTCCACCATTAATCTCCAAAAGAGATATCGTATCCGTAGATATATCATAATGGAAGTGAAGGTACTGCTCCTTTAGGGAAGGAATAATCTCGGTAAAATTGTAGATAAGTTTGTTTAAATCTACCAATGAACACATCTCTGTCTTTGTCATAATTTTTGATTTTGTTGTTAACGATGGTGCAAGTATACAACGATCTGAAATATTATTCAAACATCTTCCCAACTTTTTTTTAAAAAAAATATCTATAAAAATTTGGTAAATAAAAAATAAGTATTAAATTTGCATAGTTATTTAAAACAAGAGATATGAAAACAAGCAAAAGAAAGTACAAATTTGACAACATATCTATGGGAGAAGCACATCATCATACATCAAAAAAGATGACAGCAAAGACTCATAGATCAAAGAAAAAATACTCTCGAAAAGGGAAACACCGGTGGGGATCTAACCCCACCCACCCCCAGGGGGTCAAACACGAAATCATATTGCCGGGTGAGTAACATCCTTATAAGTCCTCTATATAAGTTTGTAACCCACCTATCAATCCTGCCAATCCTACCTACCCCAATTAGGGAGAGGGGGTCAAACACGAAATCATATTACCGGGCGAGTAACATCCTTATAAGTCCTCTAAAAAGAAAGGGAGAGCTATTGCCCTCCCTTTACCAATCATTGTTAACTATAAAACTTAAAATATGCAGACTGTACTGGCGTACAAGATGTGCCAACTAAAATAGGGAGGAGAGCTAAGTTGCCACAATCCTTAAGGTATCAGATTATAACACTCCCCCCCCAACGAGTAATAGAACGGAGGGGGAGAATAGGAAACTTCTTTGTTGGAGACTGAAGTAAACAGACCCCCCTCCAGGGTAAACGGCTCTTTAATCGGTTTTCGCTTTTCGTTCGGGAAGGTTATCATCCCCTCCCATTGACAACACAAATATACACCATCCTCCCCAATTATCCAAACTCTGTCTGTACTTTTTTTTAAATAATTTACCTAACCAAATTTAATTTGTCTTAACCTATACCCCTTGCCAAATATTATTTGGGGGAAGGGAGGAAGGGATTAATTTTCCTCCAGAAAAAATAAGTCTGTGAATGAAAAAGTCCCAAATACACCTACCCTCCCCAACGATCATATGTCAATCTTGATAGACACTCTTTTCCACATATCTCCACATAGTTACACATAACTACATTTGCTTCCTTTCCCTATGGTATATACCTTTGTATATAGTGGGGTTTAGGCTTATCTTTATATGTTATGAACAATGCTCCATCCCCTCCTGTTAGGGGGGAGGAGCTGGTGCTGTGTAGTGTTGTTTGATTAACTTAATTGATTGATAGACACTTTAATATTTATTCTGTGATACCTAAGTCTTCTTTTATTAGGTTTATTATGTAGTCTCTTATAGTTATATCTCTTATGGATAGTTCTTTTTTAAGTTCCTTACGAAAGTTATGTGTAACCATTATGGTAATAGCCTTTAGGTTATTGGTTGGTTTTAGGTTATTATCTGTAGGATTATCTGAGGTTGTTTCTCTTACCATATACCATTGTTCATTTATATCTGGGGGTGTAGATATATTATGTACTTTGTATTGGGGTTTATTAGTATTGTTATTCATAACTGTATGTTTATGTTTATAATTAACTATTGTAGTTGGTTCTTCTTGCCACTTTTTGTGGCATAGATTTCTTTGATTTCCTTTATTATAATACCTACTTGGTTAAATTCTTCTTGGCTATCATAATACATATACCATACAGGGTATGGAAAGTCTTGATTCAACTCTCGATTAACACTCTTAATCTTTGGATCAACATACTTAAAACTATATGGCTTGACTTGGATTCCTCCCACCACATTACCCTTTGGATTTTCTATAAGAAGATCTATTCTATATCTAAAATCAAGGAAAGGATTGGTATCAATTACTTTGAACGTTGGCAAGTGACTTTGCAAAATATCTCTTGCTTTAATTTCTAATGTCCTTCCCTTTAAAGATTGAACTACAAATAGATTGTATTGCCAAGTAGTACATTCTTCTAAAGTAAATAGGTATTCTCCCCACTCCTTTAGTTGTGCTTCATATAGATTTCTACCGAAATCTTCTATAGTGCCTTTACTAACTACACCACAAGAACATTCATTTTTATGATGATATTCTATAAGGTCTACTAATTCTTGTCTGCTTTTGGGTTTATGCTCTCTTATGAGTTTCATTACAGAAACAGTCTTATTATGAGTATTAACTCTTCTTTTTTCGTTTAGATAATTTAGTTTACCTCCGGTATATGCCATAGTTAAATTATTGTGTATTCGTTATCAGGTAGTTCAGATATCTCTTTAGATTTTTCATCTTTGAACTCTCCGCTATAAGGAACATAAACAGATACTACTTGGTTGAAGGGTTTATGTTTTATCAAATAGATCCAACCCCCAGGTACTCTTATTACCTCTAAATTTGAGTCTACTATGCAAGACTCGTGGAGTTCTAATTTATGTACGTTCATCTTGTTATAATTTATGTTCTTTAACCCCAGATACGAATATCAAGAATGAGAATATTATCCAAATGAATCTTACCGTGGTACTCCAATGTGAAATGTTTAAATCCCATACAATTAAAGATGCAGTTATGTAGGTAATCATTAAACTATATAAGAGTAGTATAATCTTTTTTAATGCGTTATTCATATTTTACTATTTAAAAACTTTCTTTTTAGCAGAATCGTATTCTTTAAAATAAGTTTGTATGTTAGGATATTTTAACTTCATAAGATTCTTATCGAGATTATTTCGATAAACATTACAAGTAGGTGTTTTTATATTTAAACAAGATGCAACATCTTCTATAGGTACTTTGAATTGTGTATGCATAATATAAACATACAAAGTCATAATCTCCTTATAATTGTTGTATGCAGACCATCCAGTCTTAAACATATTATTAGGAAGAACTCTAAGAATTCTATATATAGTGTAACTTGCTTTATCAAATAATGTGTGTACGCTCTCTTTCATAACATTTAATTTTAAAAAGGGTGAGAGACTCCTACACCTCCCACCCCAAAATGAAACACCAATTCTTATTTAGATAGTTTGTTTAATTCATTATGTAGAGATTCAATATCTCTATCTACATTATTTTGAGAATGTTCAAATCTTCTATCCAATTCACTTTCTAATCTGTCCAACTTGGATTCTAAATGTAATTCAAGTTGATGAAATATCTTGTTCATAGAATCAATCTCAATAAATAAATTATTGTCTAAGCTATTAAGTCTTTGCTTTAGTTTGTCTAACTGTCTATTAGATAAGATAGTATTGACAACCAAAATGATAATAAGTGAAGTAGCAACTCCAACTAAAAAGAAAAATAAATTCATATCTATAGATTTATGTTAAAAATTAGTTTAGGGGAATACCCCCCTAAACATCAGTAAAGATAATACAAATAATACAAACTGTACATAGTTTTTGTTTTAAATTTAAAAATAAATGCTTATTAAAACGACCTATATCATTAAGTCATTAGGAACTTCTCCACAAGTAACCATCCCTAATGAACATTCAAATATTCTGTCGTAGCCATCTGTTGTAGACTCTTTACCTTTATCGGTAGGGTTTATCTTTTGTAGTCTCTTTCTTAACTTTCCAATTATAGTGTGATACATATCATAGGCTTCTTTATGATGGGCATATTCTTCAGTTGTAATTTTTGAATCTATCTTTGCAAATACTAAATAACTTATCATAACTTTATTTTATCCCCAAAAGATTAATATTAGAAAACAAAATACTATCCAAAAGGATATTATTAAACCAACAAAAAATAGAAGTCTTAATGATTGTTCTAAATTTTTCATAATTTCAGTATTAATTATTTTATAAATTTTTCGGTAATAGCATAAAATGCTTTTCCTTTTTTAACTACATTGAAAGTTACCTTCTTACCTATCCAATCTACACTATAATCAGCATAGTCATTACATACACTCTCTTCTTCTGGATGTAACTTATAATCCTTATCTGAAGATTCTATGAACCATCCTTTATTAGTGTGCTTTAAAATACCTTCTTTCATATTTTATTTCTTTTTCTTTATATCTATCTGATACCAATCGAATCTATTATTAGCAAGGTATCTTCTCCCACAAATTTTGCACTTGTACCTACCGTAAGGTCTTTGTGTTATAGGATCTATCTCATAAGGAAAATCCTTTATCTTTATCCTGGTGTGCAACAATATACAAATTATTTTTGAATTCCAAACTTTACTCAGTATCTTCTTTATCATAATCTCTATAACTTTTAAAATCAATAAACGAATCTTTATCTACAATCATATATTGCCCACTTGTAGGTAGGCAGTCTATAAAATAATATCTTCCACCGGTAGCATGTCCCTTCGTATCAATTTCCTTTACTTGAGTATGCCCTACTACTTGAACATATCTTCTCTTTAGTTCTGATGTCTTATTAGCTCTCATAAGACTTCGAGGTCTTATCCATATAGGAGACTGGTAAGTATCGTCTCCATAAGGGTCAAGACCATTGAATAAGAACTTATTAGGTTTATATTTAAATAAATCATTAAGATGTTCTACTATAGTCTCCTCAGACCACTTATCAAAGTTATTATCCATAAACTCTTCACTTACTCCTGCATGTGTTATTAGAAAGTCATCAAACTGATAGGCTATCTGTAGATGGTGTAGGTTCTTTTCTACTGTATGTTTTATTAAGTGTGCATACTTAGATTGATAGCCTGATGTATATGTGTCGTTTATATAGGGTAGATAATGATAGTCGTGGTTACCTATTAGTAGTATGACATCTCCCCCACTTTTTTCCTTGTACTCTATTAGGTCCAGGAAGTTCTCTATCTGCTTATCGTAAGGAATGTCAAAAGAATCAAAATAGTCTCCTATAAACACAACTCTATTAGGATTCTCATAGTTGATTATATCTTTCCATACGTTAAGACCGTGTAAGTCTCCTATAACTACTGTTTTCATTTCTCTTTGGTGTTAATAGTTTGTTGTAATTTCTCTAATTGTTCTTGTAATCTTTTAACACTACCCCAAATAATATTGGCATTAGGGTCTAACTGTTTGATTTGTTCTGCTAACTCTTTCTGTCTACCTTTAGAATAAAACTTTTCTTCAATGGCTGAAGCCAAATCTTGTAAGTGAGAAGGTGCATGGATACTGATTCTTAAATCGTAATCACTCCATTTTGTTTTCCAATCTACAAATGCAATTCCTTTGGTTAGTTTTGTTTGTAAATTGTGCAATCTCAAATTCCTAACTCTAACGACTGACCTATCAGAACCAAATACATCAAGAAAACGAAGAAACCATCTTGGACACCATTTTGGTTTTGCTTCATAATCTAATGCAAGAACAAGTGGATAAAGTGCTTTGAAATAAACACTATCCTCATTCCAAACAGAAGTACCCAAATATCCATATTTCTCAGCAAAATCTTTTGGAAAAAAGATGTATCGGAAATCATCCTTATATCGGAAATCATCCAATATAATATTACGGGTATGAATCACACCTTTCTGTCTACCTTTCCAAAAAAGTAGGCTTCTAAAAAACTCTTTGATTCTAAAACTCAAAGGTTTTTGTGATGATATGTCAAACTTTGATTTTCTCATAAGTCAAAATCTACTCCGTTTTCTCGCATAATTTCAAACAACTTATCCTTACAATCAGACATTGCTTGAGTGTACTCCTCATGAGCATCATCTGGTGCATATTTAGTTTTGCCTCTCAAGTATTGGTACATCTCCCAAGCAACGTGATGCCAATTGCTTCCATTGACTGCCATGTCATATTCGTACCTATCTTCTGGCAGTATAAATGTTAATTTTGCTTTCATATTTCTCATATTTTTATTTGCTTCTTTATTTATTCTATTAACTGCTTCAGAGTAGCTGATTTCATCTCTAAAATGCGCATCCATATGTTTTCGAACAGTACCAACTTTTACTAATTTAAGGTCTTTATTTTTATTTGCCAATGTTCCTTATTTTTATAACTTGGATTAACAAATAGTTATAGAGAATTAAAATGCGTTAGTACTTTTCACCACACTTACTACACTGAACATAAATAACATCTTCCATCCACTCATCTTTACATTCGCATTTTAACTTTCCCTTCGGCTCTATAACATCAGGTATAGCAAATAATTTTACTATCTCTTGTGCAAACGCATCGTCAAAATCAATCCTTTCTTCAAATGTTAATTTGCTTATATCTTCTGTTCTGTGTGTCAGAAGTAATTGCTTTAATCTATCTATCTTGTCCATAATTAATTTCCGTGTTTCAAATCCGTAAAATTACATTGCCATACCTGTAGCCGTTGTAGTGCATTAAAACGACACTACAACAATGTATAACAGTAATGCTAACCATCAAGTTTTTTAACCAACTTCTTCAAAGCGGTGTATTCACCCCAAGTTAATTGAAACCTTGTACTTAATTTTCCAACTATCTCTACATCAAATCCTTCACCGTTTTTCCATTCAGTAACTTCTATAAAGTCCTCTTCGTTTGCTATGTGGTCATACTTCTTTAAGTAACTAAACACCGCTTTTTTCGTGTACTTATCCATATTATTGTTTTTAATTATCCGCACTACTGTTATACTGTACCGTTATGCACCATTAGGAATCATACTCATAAACTTCATCTAATTTTGCACAATCAATTTCTTTTTTAGCTTCTTCACAAGCCTTTTCAAATGCCTCATCCTCATCTTGTGCTTCAATGTCATCAATCTCAAATGTCCCAAAATAAGTTCTGATTGTAATTCTGTACTTTTTCATCTTTTATTGTTTTTTATCTTAATAACTTGGATTAACAAATAGTTGTGCATAATAGCTACCCTTTCGTAGCAAAAATGCTTATCATGTGTACTTTTCCGTCTACTATATGGTAGTGAATGTTTTCAACTATCCCTGTTTTACCCTCAATAAATACAGTGCTACCTTTCTGCGGAATCTGCATATCCTTTGGTAAGTCAAAGCATTTTCCATCAATTTCGATTGTTAAGAATTGTAATTTCATTTATTCAAACTTTAGTTAATTAATCCGCTACTATGCACAACAACGGCTATATGTCCATATTCCTATCGTCATACGGCACATAGCCAAAACGTTGGCAGTAATATTATTGCTCTAATGGTTTGTAATATTCTTTACAGTGGTCGCATTGGTTTGTGCATTTACTTTCCATCTCTTCTTCTCTTTGGCAGTGAAAATAGTTGCTAACACTGTTTATATTGCATCCATCTGTGTCTTTAGGCAACGATTTTACAACATCAGATAAACGCAATTTTTTTAACTCGCTTATTGCATAATCAATAGCTGCTCCTATTTCAATAGGGCTTTGCATTTCTACTTTTGGTGGTACGTTTTGGTCACGCCTCCACATTTGATGGTTTTCTAATATTTCAATGACTCTTTCTAATTCCATTTTATCTGTTTTAATTTACAAACCCCTTAATTTCGATGGGTTTAAAACTTAGATTGACAAATAGTTAGCGGTAATAATATTGTTTACACTCACCACTACAAAATCTAAATTGCTTATCTATCTCTTTCCCACATTGTTTACAGCAATTACTACGGCTAACATGCGGTAATACGGTATTATTTTTTACTTGCTGTTGCGCATATTCCTCCATTGCTTCCATTATCCAAGCTCTGTCAACCTCGTAAAAGTGGTATTCATTATCGTCCTCATATTTTCTAAGTATTTCGTCTTTTGTCATATCTTTGTTTTGTGTTTCAAATGTAGATACCTTCATTGTTTTTTATTTTATAAGATAATTGTACCCTAAAAGGTATAAAACAAACTTTTTAAGCTATTTTATACCCAATAGGGTATAATCATATTTTAATGTTAGATAAAAAAATAGTTGTAGGCAATTAGGTTTTACAATTTTGTTTACATTCACAAAGTCCATGATAACAGTTAAATTCTTTACTGCCCATTGGTGGCATCGTACCATCAGTAAAACTTAACTGTTTGCTTTGCCCTACAGCACGTTGTATAGCTAATTGCTTACGGCAGTTAGTCAATTGTTCTTCTAACCAGTCTTTGTAATTATCTAAATCAAAGTGTTTATCTTTTTCACCTACTGTTTCAGGCTTGTCTATTCTAAATTCTTGTTCGTATTTCCACATAATTTCTGTTTATTTAATTTGCACTATTTATATGTTTAACCTTTGGATTAATAAACAGTTATGTGGCATTATAATCCAACATTGCAACGGAGAATCTCTTTTTAATCACCTTTGGTAAACATTCATCAAGCATATTTTCATTAAATCCAGTAATTTTCATTTTATTATCTGGGCGTTCAGTTAATACGCACCCTAAAATACTACTGGTGATTTCTGCATCGTTTTTAATACACTGCACAAAACCATTCATTTTTACCCATACCAAATGTTTAGGGTGCTTAGTTTTTATCTCATCTATTTGTTTTTCAAATACAGATACTTTCATTGTTTTTTATTTTAAAATCCTATCATACGCATTATAACTATACTCATACTTCTCCCCATCCTTTGTACCACTTACTGTAATTTTTAGTGGATACTTTTTCTTGCATTCTCGTATCCTTTCTTCCTTCGTACCTTTAGTATTATAGTAATAGTACAACCAAGCCTCCCAATAGTAGTAGTTACAGTCAATAGGTTCAAAGATTAAAGCAATCTGCCACTTATAAAATACAAATGACCACATAGGATTATATTCAAACCTATAGTCAGTATCTGACCATTTAGTTTTATAACCCAAGCCTACAAAGTCAAACCCTACTTTTTTACGAGAATAAAAGTAAGGCACTCCAATAGTCATCCTACCTATATATAACTTAGGTAGGAATGGCTTAAATGGAGAGTTATAGACTTTTAAGAAAGTGAACCTATTCATAAGTTTTTTAATCTTGATAGTTCTTCTTCCAAATTTTTTATCTTCTCAGCTCTTTGGACTGCTACTTGTTCTTGAATCTTATCTTTTTCAGTTTTAAGATATTTTGAAAAGTTATTATATAATTTCTCTAAAGTTTCTGAAGTGGCAGTAAATCCCATTGCTATTCTATTTGCATATCCTGCAACCTCCACTTCGCCATCGAATTTCACTGAGTAATCTCTTCTACTGTTAGTGGATAAGTATACCCCAACCTCCCCATAGTCTGTCTGTAACCAGGTGTGTCCACTTGGGAAGTCTTCTTCTATTGCATATTGATAATACTGCTCTGCTAATTCGACTAAGTTTTTAATTTGCTTTTCCATAACCTTTTTTATTTAATTGTTAACTAATTTACAAATAGGAAATCCATAAAGCATTCTAACGGATGGAGTAACAACATTATTGTCTACTAACCATCTATACATACCTTCATTCTCACTATAATCTTTAATGGCTAACTCATCAGGTTCTAAACCTTCAATCCAACTTGTTGCTACTGCTACTGGTGAATGGTCCTGCTTATCTATTAGATAGATAGCATCTCCCCCATTTTTGTACTGCTTAATCTCAATCTGTACATCAAAACCTTTGTAATTCATTTTTGTAACTTTTAATTAATTATCAATCCTTTATAACTACTGTCCATCCCATCTCGGATGCTAAGTTACGAATTATTTTTAAATTTTCAAATAATTTTATGTCTGCATCAGTAAAAAGACTACTATTAGTTACCATAGACTCTATCTTATCTCTTGTCTCTCTGTCTATCTCTGTGTAGTCTCCTGGGTCAAACCAATTAAAATATCCTTCAGATATATCAAAATACTCCAAGGTATCATCTATATACAAAAGTTTGGGAGAAGGCATTCTTAATACTGATATGATTTTAGATTCTTTATCTACATCTATATACAACTCATCTAAATCATAACCTATACCTACATTAGCCTTTACTTTAACTACCATCTTCTTTCTGAAAGGAGATAGATCTAACTTCCAATAGTCTTCTTTAGTATATATCTCTGTAAAGTTTGCTTCTATTACTGTTAGGGAGATTACTTCTCGCACAGAGTTTAGTATTACATCGTGAGAGACTTGTTCTGTTTTAGGTTCTTCTCCCACACTTTTTTGGGCAGACATAAAGAAATAAAGAAATACCAAAACAAAAATAACCATAATGGCTGTAACTGTGTTTTCTACTATTTTC